TACGGAAACCTAGTTCGTATAAGGGACGCGGGTTTGCGCACCAAAACAACAAAGAACAGGCTACGGGCAATAGTCGTTGACCTGCACCAAAGGAATTTTATCTGGTACATTGGAGATTCTGTTCTCCCTGAAAATACTTGGGTATATGTTAATACTACACGGTAATAAGGTTCACAAAGTAATACGGTTTAACTCAGACCTTACCGTAACTACTGAGTCTGGGGTGTTTGACACAGAGGAATGTAAGATACTAACTCTTGGACTGGTTAAGGGCCTCATGGTGTACGTAGATAAAAATCAGGCAGAGGTGCTTAATGATACGGCTCGGTTTATACCACAATGGAGCAACTTTCCTGCTTGGGAAGCAATTGGGCTTAATAGATTCATAGTGACTGGACCTACGGACGACTACCCTATTGGGTTTTATCTTGCCAGACACACCAACTATCCGGAAGTTAGCTTTGAGGATATGTTAGCACTATTGAAAAGAGGTCTGTAGAAGAGAGATTAATCTGTAATGAGGTAAGCGACTACCTTGCCGTCCCACGACACATTCATTTTAGACACCGCATAAAATTAACCACAGATGGAAAAGTACCTATTAACAATAGAGTTCAGATACAGCGACGCTCCCACCTACAAGGACGAATACACCTCAAGGAACAAAGAAGTTACCATAGGTGTGTTCGATGACTTTGATAGCGCCTGCGTAGAGGGTAACAAATTGATGGAGACTCTTGAGAGTAGGTTCCCTCTTCACGTATTCCCGAATGGACGGGGCACTGCCCCCAAAGAAAGGTTCAGTAAGAACGGCGGTCCTTTTGGCAGCAAAAAGAACCTGATCTCAGACATGGGCTACCTTAAAACCCCCTTCAGCTTCTACGCTAAGATCACTACTCTAAAATACGGGGACATTGATAGCATCCTTGATGAGGTGGTCGATGCTACCAGACGATACAGAAAATATAAAGCTAATGAATTATGAAATACTTAATACATTTCACAGGGTCTATGTGGAAAGAACCCGGGTGGCACGTAATAGATGCTATCCCTGATAAACAGTTTCTGGAAATAACAAGCGGAAGATTTGAAAACTACACCGCATACCCGCCCAATTCAAAAAATGGCTGGGACGCACATTGGATAAAACTTTGACCAAATGATTCACTTTGTAACGGACATAGAAAAATATTTGATATACTTTACGGGGGTTGGTTGGCGGGAAGAAGGAGGTTGGCATCTTGTAGAGGGGAGGATAACCGATATCGGTGAACTTTCGATACGAAAAGGTGTACGCTCAGGGTATTTCGCTATGGAAGTAGGCGACTGGTCCGCAATTTGGATAAAACTATGAAAAAATATTTAGTGATACTAACCGGACAGAAGTGGAAGAGCGCTAAGCAGGACGGGGAACTACCTTTCCCTATAGACAGGTGGTTTGTAACACGGTCCAGAGCAGAAACAGAGACCACCTTAAAGTTTACGGAGAGTACTAAATTCATATACATATCTAAGCCGGGACACATGGCCGGATGGGAAGGACATTGGATAAAACTTTAACTCCATGAATACAAAAAAATATTTGGTACACTTCACAAGCCCTGATTGGTACCAAATACCGAAAATATGTTCGCCAAAGGGTTGGCATGTCATAGAGGCGATCATGGATTACGAAGGCTGGCTAATCATACAAGGCGGCCCATTAGATAGATACGCAGTGTCTCCGAGTGGGGAGTGGTCCGGAAAATGGATAGAGTTATGAAATGTTTAGTATACTTGGACGGCGAGGTGTGGGTACGATCAGAAATTAAGTATCGTGACTGGTTTAAGGCAGAACTTATTGCAGATGTGGGCGATGACGGCTGGGCAGCAATTAAATTGAAAAGGGGAGGGAGATGGGGTAGTACTGTTACATATTTTCGTGTAGACACGACTGGAAAAACAATATACTCAGGAAAGGTTATAAAAATCTAGGGCCCCGGAACAAATCCCGGGGCCCTAATGTTATGATTATATGACAAACACAATTACCATATCGTTGGGTCTTCTAAAGTACCTTTCACCTCAATTACTGAGGGCGTATGTGTACATTCGTGACCGTCATTCCGGAAAAGTCAAGTGGGATAAAGCATTCCAAAAGGAGTTAGCTAAATTTCTCGGAGTTCAAGAGAACTCTTTGAGACCTATCCTACATAGGCTAATCCGAAAAGGGGTAGTTGAACGGGGAGGTCAAGACTGGGTCTTCTGCATCGGAGCTAAGAGGCTTCATGCGAGGCTCGATAGTAATAAGCGAGCTGCGATGCCGTGGAAAGCTATGCGATCCAAGAGAGCCCTTCGAGATTTCTCCCGCAAAGCGCTACTTGCTAATGTTATCAAGAGTTACGGATACTCAGGCCAAAACAAAAAAGGCAGGCCCGTGAAGTATCAGCCGTTAGCTCATGACTACGTTACAAGAACGCTTGGCTGGAGTCGTTCAACATCCCGCAGATACCGTAATAACAAAAGCGGGTATCTTAAAGTTCATAGGGATTACGAAATTGTTGATGTTTCTGGGCAATTCAGGAAAAAATCTACTGTTATTGAGCAGTTTTTCCTTTGGAAGTCTATCCTACCTGAGCTGCACGGCGACGAGTTTAGAAGTGTGAACAACATGAAACTTCACACAACTCGGGCCAAGGCAGAGATCAGATTAGAGGCTCCCTCAGTGGTCTACAGTAACATCTTAATCCTAAGACCTCCCCGGTAGTATAAACTGCCTTTTTTATTGGTGCTCTTTTTTGAAACGCTCTTGCAGACAATCGGTCGGTACAGAGCCAAACTTTTTTTATGAAAGCCATAATCTACGCTTACGGTGATTGTATACCCACAAATTCTAAGAGCTATAAGGTCTGGATAGTGGGGGAGGTGGAGACAACCCTTACGGGAGATACGGGGTATACCTTTATAACTATGGATTCCGTTAAAGTCTCCCTAACATACACAACTGGCTGGGAAGCCCACATAATTCCATTAGCATGATAGACTGTTTAGTATTTGCGACTGGTGTGTGCCTCATTATTATAGGAAGTGGGTTAGGGCTCAAGTGTCTAGACATTATACTGACCCCGCATTTTATCACTTCTATCTTTATGTTGACGGTGTGTCACGGGCAGCCAACACAGGCACAGATCATAGGGCCGTAAAAATAATTATACTATGAAGATAGTTGGATTAATATATTTCAATGACTCTGCTTACCTTAAAGAGCGTATATTCGCTTGGCTTCCTGTTTTTGATATAGACGGTAAGATATTTATTCGCAATAAGAACAATGAGCTACGTCGATCAAGTGTGGCGGATTATGCGGTCAGTGGCGGACGTCTGTACCACGATGTATACTTCATAAGGTTCTGAGAAAATTTTTCTTTTCTTTTGTAATACCGAAAATTTATTTGTACATTTGTATCATGGATAAAAAATCTTGGCTTAACGAACATCTACACCTCTACGAGAAGTTTCCGGAAGAGACTGTTCTTAAACTTATTGATGATTTACAGGCTACCGTATCCCAGTATCTGACGAACAGGGATAGTAAAGCTGCTTTGGGTTTGCTTGAGTTGGCCTCAGAAATGACAGAGTGTTTTCTAAAACAAATAGATCATGGCAGCAATAGATAAACTATACGGAACCAAGCAGCAGCACGAAGAGTTCAAGGCTTGGGTAGAGGAAAACCTCCCGGCGTATTCTAACTGGGTGTACGACATAGATGCCTTTCCCGATCATGGGGAGCGCCCTATGATAAATACCCCAAGTTTTTTAGACTTACTCATGCTGTCTAAAGATAGCCTACCTCAGTTTGTAAAGGACCAAATAGAGCTAAAGAACAGAACAGCCGAACCTTGTGCGCAGTATAAGCACCTCTTAGAGGCTATCAGTAAGTACACCGACGATGTTAGTGATCGTGGGACATACGTCGTAGGTACTGTTAGTGGTGTGCCCTTTAGACTGTTCCAAGAATGGGACGCAGAAGAGGGTATGTCAGCTTACCTTTGCATTAAGGACGGCAACGAACAAGGGACTAAGTGGCCAGCATTTTATAACGGAAAAGAGATAGACAAATGGATGCGTTCAAGAGAAAACAGATGAGCGATGTGGGGCCGGGAGGTATTACCTGCCCGTGCTGCAACAACTACCACTCGCGCAAACATCCTAAAGGTAAAAAGAAATACCGGAGGCTGGCCCGTCACCGTATGAGAATGGAGCTTCGTAAAGTGATGAAGGGGAAGTGCGAGATATAAACACTTCCTTAATTTAGGCTGTCCGCTTTAAGTAGCAGCGAGGTTTACCGTGGCAGCCTTCCTTCATTACTCAAAAATATAAAATCATGGAATCATTAAGGATACACATAAGAACTAAAGAGCCTGTAGATCATAGCCTAGCGCTTGAGCTGATCCAGCAGGTGCTTACCCACGATAAGCTGGATGACGGTGGATACCCGGTAATCTCAGCAACCGTAGGAAACAGGAATTTTCAAATAGAAACCCGTGTTAATAAAACCGGGTACTCATTTCACATTTATGATTGGGATTAGAAAGTTACTTTGGAAAGATAAGTGGGGCTACCCTAGGTCGGAGGCTGTACCGTGTGTCCGTGTATTTGGCAGGCAGTACTATATCAAGCACGACCAGTGGTGGGAGCAATACCTATGGATTCACTACTACAATGGAGGAGACTATGAACTGGCCCGTAAATCTTGGGGCTGGATAGATGGTAAGACTGAGGAGTCTACGTGGGTAAATTATTCCGGACTTAAAAACAAACTATACAAAATGTTAGTGCTATGAAAATTACCATCGAAAGGTCACGCTGGATAAGCGGACAGCCCATACATAATTTAGGGCCAAATGCAGTAGGTGCGGGAGAAACCGCCCTGCTTAACGATCATGGCTTCATGTGTTGTCTTGGCTTTGTCTGTATACAGCTAGGCTTAACAGAAGATCAGATAGAGGGCCAGCCAGAGCCATCCTACTTAGGTCCGGAAACTCACAGCAAAATAGGGGATGTATTCTTTGATACTCATGGGCTGGCGAATGAGTTTACCGCAGCAGCAATAGAGATTAACGACGACCCACAAACACCACGACAGCAGCGGGAGAAGGAGCTAACGTCCCTATTTAAAGATTACGGATACGACCTTGAATTTACGGGAAAGTACAAGACTTTTTAATTAAAAAAAAACAATGATTGGATACAGAACTGTAAGAGAGCTTGCTGAACTTGGTATAAGCTGTTTGCAAGATTCTATTGAGGACGCAGAACGAGTATGGGAAGGCATGGGACTTCCGGAGGATAAGCTGCACGAGAGCGATGGCTATGTTGCAGTAAAACGTAAGCTTGAGCATGGGCAGGCAGCCTTAGAAGTCTTGGACGAGTCTATCCAAGAGATTGAAGAAGCGATAGGTCGCTATCCAAAGATCGGATATAAAAAGATTTTTGAAATCATTAAAGCAAATATAGAAAACGATGGGTGAGATACAATACTACATCACCAGACTTAGCGACGGATTTTGTTGGGGCTGGGAGCCTGAGTATGATCAACCGTTGGATCACTACGCGGAATCTGATAATCACAGAATAGAAGAACTATGATTATTGCTTTTGCCATTATTATTGTGTGCGGCACCCTGTTTGCCTATGCCGTAGAGTCTGACTTGTTTAACTCAGCACTAGACTTTGCCCTTTTTATATTTGGGCTGATCCTCTGGCTTGTTATATGGCTGGGGATTATAGGCAGCCTTTACTATATCATACGGAACATGATTATCTTCATAAACCAATTACCATGATTATTATTTACGCACTTATCGTGATCACGCTATCCGCACTGATCACCTCCTACATTGAGTCAAACCGAACAGGGTACTTCAAGGATTTTGGATGGAACTTCAGCACCCACGTACTTCTGTATTTGTTCGTAGCCGCATTACTCTCCATACTTGCTTATCACCTACTCAAAATATCAGAAATGCTATGAAAGTAATGACAGCACTAACACTGATACAAACCTGCCCTGCCTGTCCCTCACAGTGGGAGGGTAAGCTGCGAGACGGCAGAATGTTCTACGCCCGATACCGATGGGGTACCCTAAGCTTACGATTGTCTGTAGAGAAGACAGATGATGTCATGGAAGCAGTACGCGGGGATGAAATATTCAACAAGACTGTTGGAGGTGGCCTAGATGGTACCATGACTACCGAAGATATGATCTCTTTCACTAAAGACATAATAAACTACAATGATGCTGTACTTAACTATGGGGATTAGAGAAATCTTAATCCTAGCTGCACTCTATTTCGTTTTTGTATTATTCAATGCTATCCGGGAAGGCTCCGGACAAATAAAAAGAAGAAGATGACTATACAAGATGACACCCTCGCCCCCTTCATCATACGCTGCACTGATACTAGCTTTGATCTCATCGAAGTTAGGGTGTACGGAGATAAATCCAAGCAGGCTGGAACTGAGTATGAAAAAAACATAGGCTATTACTCCTCCTTATCCGGTGCTTTACGCAAAGCCGCTATCCTAAAGGCCAACCGATCCGGGGATAAGACTAACCTCAAGGAGTACATAGACAGAATTGAATCCTTTTACACTAAACTTTTAAAACTCATGCCATGAAGCACTTTTTTGCGATCATACGAGAATTACTCACCGGAGAAAAACATTATTTTTATTGGGATGAAGGAGAAAAACCAGACGACTACCGACCAGAAGATTACATCCACGATAATTGATCACCTTGATGGGACTGCTTATGTCCCTGATCCAGACGATTTAGAATGAAATCCCTTAAACCTATACTACACGACATCTTATTTGGAGACCACCTCAATGGTACAATCACCAATTATGAGACGGTAAAAGATAAGGTTGTTGTGGAGTACTTCAACGATGACGGAAAAAACATAATCACCATCAGCATGTGGGAAATAATCGCCCATGTCTGGTACAAACTAAATAAATAATGGCACCAAGAAAAGTAACCTGCCCGTACTGTAAGAGAGTCTCAAGCATCTGCTGCGAGACCTATGAACAAGCCCAAAACTGCGTCAAGATGACGTGGGGAAAGAAAATCCTGAAATTCCTAGGACTATTAGAATAGTAGGATCAATCATAGCCTTCTTTTTCGCAGCTTACAGGCACTACAAGACAGGAGAACTGATAACAGACTAAGTCTGTGAAGCCTAATTGCCGATAACGGTTTGCAGCTAAACAAGGTGGCTGATTAATACCTCGAAACTTAATTTTTAAAAAACAGAATTATGAATACAGATAAAACTCAGCCAGAAGCAGAAAGCCAACCATCTTGTTTAGGTGCTGTTAGCAGCAGTTGTTTACTCGAAGTGATTGATAAATTGCCACACTCAAAAAGCCGTGTGCCTTATACATATCATCACGATTATTTAAGACAAAATTCAAAAGTTCATAGCGGAATGTCAAGGTCTGATGTCGCATCTTCACACACGGCTGACGATGTGGAATTATATGCAATAGCATTGACTCAATTATTAGACGAACTTGGTTCAGATGCGATTTATCATATCAATTTAAATGATGTGTTTCTATGTAAGAAAGCAAAAGAAATTACTAATGCAGCGTTGTCTCGTTACAATTGCTGCTAACGGTTTGGCTATGTGTAGTGCCGACCTTGAATAAGTTACTACACTAACTTAAATACTAAAATAATGGATAATTTAGAAATATTTGATAAAAATGGCAAGGCATTACATATAGCTGATGTTATGGCTATGTTGCCGAAAGAACACTTAACAAGATTAGTATGGGATGGGTTTTTAACTGCTGAAAGGCAAGACGAACACTGGCACGATGAAGACACATGTAGATTAATAGTGCAGAAAATACTAAACAATGAAAAAATAGAATACGCTAAAGGCAATTTGCCATAACTCGTTTATACACGCAATATTGCGTTATAATAACGGCATCTGCCTATAAGTGCCGTACAAAAGTATAAATATGAAGATGACAAAATACATACACCCTGACGGATCAGAGGAGTTGGTACCCTACCAGATCGTAGAGTATCCATACACAGGGTCAACCGGAAAAGAACAAAGTGATACTGGAGTTCGTGTGATCTCTAGGAGAGCCTCATTAGGGAAAGAGATCATGGACCCACAAGACCCAAGACTGCGCCCCTTTGGTGGTGACGTAACATTACCAAGCAAGATCAATGATGACCTTTGAATACGATAGATTTATAAATACCTGCGCTAACTGCGGCTGTAGGTTCATGTCGCAAGCAGATGAGTCTATCGTCTACGATTGGACTCCCCCATCAGACCCTCCAGAATTTGAAGACATTCCCGGTACTCGGGACTTGATACGATATAAATAATTTTCCTTAACCAAATTCATTTTATTATGCACCAACTATCACAGAAGCACATCAATGAGGTGTGCAAGGACATGGATTCACTGAGTTGGGAGTGGGGCAGCGTAGAAGCTAACTTCCGCTACCTTTCCCGTCAGCATGACGTTTCTCTCAGTAGAGTTCGTTACATCTACTACAACTATTTTCAAAAGTCTCAGCCTGCTACCATGCAGGAGGTTCAGAAGTTCACCCGAGCTGACATCTTTATCACTGACGGGGAGCTGTGTATTGGAGAAGCAAAGATCACAGGTGATTTTAAAATAACCCTGCATTAGGAATACTGAAAAATTATTTGTACCTTTGTCCAAAAGCAAGCGCCATGAATATATTTACGAGCAAGACAGGACAGTCTGTTTGCCGTTTGCTGGAAGACAGAGGCGAGTTATGTGTAGGCGAGGTGTCGGACTTGATGAAGACCTCGCACCAGAATGCTTCTCACTACCTCGTCGGTCTACATAACGATGGTTACGTAGAATTACGTCCAGAAGGTAACAGACGATACTACCGCCTTACGGAGAAGGGGGTTCAGGTAGTAAAACTTATTGACACAATCTCCATCGCCTATAATTAGGCATTCATATCCCTTTAAGCAGCTCCCCCTTCGGGGGGAGTTAATTTCAAAACTCATGATAGACATATATAAAAAGATAATTAAACTTCGGAAGGTTGTAGGTGCTGTTCTGGAGGCAGATGCCGCAGTGAAGACTAGGCAGTATAGCTACAAGTTCAAATCGTTGCCGCCTTTTTGGGACAGATTAACCAAGGAGGCAGATAAGATCGGTTTGTTTGTGCATGGTTACCACGACGATGATGTACTTGTGGTGGACGTGATTGATTTGGATAGCGGAGAGTCTATGTCTTCCAGAAAGCGCCTCTTCCCTAAAGACACCTTCCAGCAAGACGGAGCCCAGACTTCTTACTTCTTTCGCCGTATGCTGTTCAGGTTACTGGGCATGGTGGACCAAGGGGATAGCGAACTCCCCGACACCGTACTGAAGGTAGACGACAAAGATTTGGAACAGGTGCTTAAGCAGGCCATGCAATCCAAGAAGAATGGGCAGCAGGTATCCGCACTACAGGTAATAGATTACTTCCAAGGTAAGAACTACGAGCTTTCCGAGGATCAGGTAAAACTAATCAGAGAGACTTTTGAATCAGAATTCTGAAGAGTGGTACGCAATAAGGCTGGGGCGATTCACTGCCTCTAAAATGGATGATCTATGCACACACAGTAGGGACGGCAAGAGTATAGGCAAGACCTCTCTTTCATACATAGAGGACAAAGCCATCGAGATCGTCACTGGTAAAAGCTATAGTGCCTCTTCCAAACAGATGGACTGGGGCCATGAATACGAACCTGAAGCAAGGGAATGGTATGCTATTACCCACCTTGTTGAGGTTGAGGAAATATTTTTCATTGCAGTAGAGGACTTCGCAGGTGTGAGCCCAGACGGTAAAGCAGGCGACATTCACTTGGAAATCAAGTGTCCCTATTCAGCAAGGGAGCATTGGAGGAACATGAAGATGAGTAACGCGGCTGATCTCAGAAAGAGACATCGCCAATATTATCACCAGATTCAGTTCACTCTGTGGGCTATGGATTTGGAGCTATCTCACTTCTTCTCCTATAGACCTGACTTCCCCGCCGAACTAAAGGGGTTCACCCTCGAAGTACCTCGCAATGAAGAAGCCATCAAGATGATCTTAGACAAACTCTTCCAAGCAGAGGAATTGCTACAAGTAGAGCTAAAAGACAAGATAGATAATGTCAAAGAAAGAAGAGCAGAAATCCAAAGACCCGGTTATCCATACGTACATAGTAGACTTGTACGAAGCGAAGGGGGAGGGTGGTCCCGATCCAATCTGGCTGTCGAAGAAACTGGCCAAATTACCGGGAGTGGAGAAATTGAAACTTGGGAAAATCCGTTTTCACTGTACGGAGGAGGATTCGGAAATAGTATTAGCTTCCCTTAACAACTTACTTTTAACTTATGGATATAGACTACTTGACGATAGTAGAGGAGATCAAAGAGGATTTGATAACGTGGAACACGGTGTCCCAACTGACACAGGGAGTGGCGGTTCTGGAGGAAATGAAGAGCAGCCTGTCAGCGAAGGCAGCGACCTTGGCGGCAATGAAAATCCCTATCCACAACCGATACGCACAAGTCCGCTTCCAGAGGAAGAAGAATAACGCCGAAGCTTTCCTATCTCACAGGGATGAGAAGAAGTCCATTGAGAACGCCAAGCAATCAGCCCTGCTGGATGTCAAAGAACTCTACGAAGAAGAGGAGATACTGGGCCAAACCTTAGAGGGACTCAAAGACTTTTTATACCATGTCAATGAGGTGGTCAGGGATCAGGGGCAGAGAATATCCAATATAAAAAATAGATTAGGATGATTGAGTCTTTGCCCGGTTGGCGTGAAATCATGGAACAAGACCCGTACAAAATAACAATAGGGCCGTTACCCCGTGAGGAGCTAGAGTATCTTATAAAGCTTTTTCCATACACCGAAACGATTTGGGTAAATACAACATACGCATGACCTTTGAATATTGGTATAAATGGATAGGCTACACTTTGGTTATGAATGAGGAAGAACTCAAGGAGGCCTTTAAACAAGAAGAAGAATAATTATGATCAAACCACACAACCACGTACTTGCCTTAAAATACGCTCCCGCCTTCGGGCCAAACCCACAGTGGGCACTGTTTGAAACACCCCCTGACTCGACGGTAGATGATTACATCCTCCTATTAAAGGCAGCCCTGACTGCTTCCGGGTTCTCTGAGAAAACTTTTAATGACGCTATAATCCAAATGGCCCATGATATATCTTGTAACGAAACAGAACCTGAATTGGGAACATACACTGACGATTGAGGCAGCAAAGCATCTGATTTATCAGGAGGATATGGTGGAGTTCGATACAGAAACCACCGGACTTGACTGGTACAGCGAAGACTTGATATGTTATCAGTTCGGGGTAGGGAGTCATCAAATTGTGGTTGATCATTCATCTTATCCTATAGAACTTTTTAAGGATTTATTGGAGGAAAAGACACTTTTAGGGCAAAACCTTTTATTCGATCTGTGTTTCCTGTATAAGCACAACATCTGGCCCAAGAAAGTGAGAGACACTCTACTAGCTGAGAAGGTACTCACCACTGGTCTAACTGTCCGGCGCTCAATGAAGGCTCTCCTGAAGCGCTACTTGGGCTTGGAGAGAGACAAGACCATGCAGAGTGAGATACATAAAGTGGGGCTCACTAAAGAAGGTATCGAGTATGCCGGATTGGATGTACGGGATTTGACTGAAATCTTTTCCCTACAGACCACTAAGATACTTGAACAGGACATGGGGCTTTGCGCTAAGCTGGAGTTTGATTTTACCAGAGCTTTAGCTTATGTGGAGTATTGCGGTATTCACCTACATTGGCCCGAATGGGAAGAAATCTGTAGGGAGAATGATGAGAAGTTAGCTGAGGCACAGGATAGGCTCGATCAATTTGTTCGGGATAATATGCCAGAATATGTTGACCGCCAGTTAGACCTCTTTTCCAAGGAGCAAAAGGCCTTGGTAAACTGGTCCAGCCCCGATCAGGTAGTGCCCATCATGGAAAAGCTCGGCCTTAACGTGGTCATCTTCGAGGGGGGTAAAGAAAAGAAATCCATCAATAAGAATGTCATCGCAGCTCAACGGGATAAAACTCCTTTAGTTGATCTGTACATGGACTATCGTTTCTGGATGAAGCGAGCCTCCACTTATGGCAGGTCTTGGAAGGACCACATCAGAGATGATGGCAGAATCCATACCAAGTTTCAGCAAATCCTGAACACTGGCCGTATATCATCAGGAGAGAAGTCCAGAAGAGAAAGAGGCAGGGACTATCCCAATATCCAAAACCTACCAAGAGAAGATAAGTACCGCCATGCCTTCCAAGCTCAAGGTGATAATGTCATGGTGGTAGCCGACTACTCCTCCCAAGAGTCTGTGATCCTAGCAGACCGATCAAAGGAGCCCAAACTATTGGAGTTCTATCAATCAGGAGCCGCCGACCTGCACTCTTTTGTAGCTAAATTGATCTACAACTTGGACTGCGAGATTAGTGAGGTCAAAAAGAAACACCCATCCGAGAGGCAAAATGCCAAGTCTGCTAACTTTGCCATAGCTTACGGGGGCGATGGGTATACAATAGCCAAGAACTTGGGTATATCTGTAGAGGAAGGTCAAAGGGTTTACGACGGATACCTAGCGGCCTTCCCAGACCTTGCCAAGTATTTCGACAAGCAAGAACGAAAGATACTGGATAAAGGGTACATCATCATAGACCCCATAACTAACCGCCGTTCATATTTTAAATTCTACGATAAGTGGAAAGAGCTGGACGAAAAGATAGATTCAGAGTACTGGCAGCGGTATAGGATGTACAAGAAGTTGGGAGGCCCTGAGTTTGATCCGCTGAAAAAAGAAGTCCAGTGGTATTTCAGGACCAAGTCAGAGATGCGCAAGATGGCGCTCAATTATCCAATTCAAGGCTGTTTGCCGCATGATACCTGCGTATTGACTAAGAAAGGTTGGCTACCCATAGGCAACTTTGTAGACGGCATGGAAGTTTGGACGGGGGAGAACTGGGCTCCAGCTACTAGGGTAGAGCGTGGATACGCCCAACGAGTTAATTTGCATCTTAATGATGGTAGAACTATAGCATTTGATGATCGCCACAAATTACTCATCTCCCCTAAGGACTCAGCATGGCCTAAATGGTGCGACATTAACGAGATAGAGGGGGAGGAACTGGTAAGGCCGCATGATCCTGATTTTGGGGTAGCCTATTTAGACCCGGAAGACTGGTACTGGGCAGGGCGTATACTGGGGGATGGCTATGTCCGAGGTAATGGATACTGGGGGTGTGTCTTTAGATGCACCGATGATAATTACGGCGAACACGAAGCCATTGAATCTTTCAAGTTATGGCTTCGTAAGTGGAATTTCAAAGGGCGCACTAACTCTACTAAAGGATGGACAGAAGGCTACAGTTGTCGCAAAAGAAAGACCTGCTTCCAGTTTAATATAGCAGCAAAAGATACACATAGAGTATGGAAAATGCTCGGCTTCACTCCCGGACTAACCAGCAGGTACAAAAAAGTGCCGGATATAGTATTTACATTAGACCGTATTAGGCGAGAGCAGTTTCTAAAGGGATGGTATGAAGCAGATGGACGAACCTATGATGGCGGTAATAAAAAGAATTTTGCCAAAGTTGATGGATTAAAACTAGATAGACTAACAACAGCATCCTGTGCCGCAGCTTCCGGTGCTGTGCAACTAGCCGCTAGTCTGGGTATACGGGCAAAAAGTTTTACGGTATTTCAAAAAGAGAAAGATAAAGAAAGTAACTTTTATCATAATGTCTACTTTTACTTAACAGACGAGCCCCTTATAGCAGAGTGCGTAGAATACACAGGTGTATATGAGCCTATGTATACTTTAACGGTGGACGACCCCAAGCACGCCTTCTCCAGCGAGGGGGTTATATCCAAAAACACCGCAGGATCAATGACAAAGAAGGCGGCCTCTGATTTCTTTGACTGGGTTATACAAAAAGATTTGCAGAATAGGGTTAGGATTTGTAACTTGGTACACGACGAGATAATTACCGAATGTCCAAGAGATTTGGCGCAGGAGGTTTCCGATAAGCTGAAAGAGTGTATGGAGGAAGCTGGTAATTTATTCCTCGACATCTTGACTATTAAAGCAGAACCCGTAATCACAGACCATTGGACGCACTAGAATTTCACAAGGACTTTGTTGACTTCGCGGCACGACAAGAGCTACCCCACTGGAAGCTGTATGCTGTAGCTAGGATACATGACTTATCTACCGAGATATTCCCTGACGAGTACGAGGTGTTGGATGTGTTCGATCCCGAAGATATGAAAGCCCCGTTGGTTGATGATTACTGGCTACAGGACTGGATAGAAATGTGGCCGGATAGGAAGAAGCTGGATGATTTCGGAGCTTTTGACTCCTATGTTCCTCGGCCCTCATACAAAGCAGCCGACAGAAAGATGCGCTCATATTTGAGGTCTTTCAACAAACGGCATAGGCTCGATTTCTCATATCAGGTTAAGAATAAGGAGAAGCGAGAACTAATTACCAAAGCTACTGCGTTATATCTTACAGAGAAGGAGGCAGACAACTGGGCCTACACTATGAAGGCTACCAACTTTATAGAGAAGGACGGAGATTCCACCTTAGAAAAATATATCAGATCACTCTTAAATCAAAGGCATGAAAGACCAAGCTACTACATCAACTGAATTACTGTCCCTCATCATTACCCGACGCAACGAGCTGTCTGAGCTTAAAGACGTGGCTGAAGCTATGGGAGGTGCAGAGGGTTTGGAAGAAGAGATTGCTATGTATCAGGACATATATTGTCTAACTGAATCCGGTTTGCGGTTATCAGGCGAAGAAGTTTAACGACCTCGCTATCGGACATACTGGCCTTCATCCAGTTCATAGCTATAGATATAAACTGTACGTTGTTTTGGCAGTATCCTAATGAGGAGTCTATACGATCCAGAGAAGCTGTGTAGATGGGATGGTTCTGGCACTCAATGTAAGGCACTAAACCTACACCAGAATACACGCAGATGCCTTGTTGCTCTTCCCACAGGTCTTTAAGGAAAGGAAGGGTGAGATCGTGGTCCGGATCACGCTTACGGGCGATACGCAAGTAATATCTGAAGGGACTATAATGATCCTTGACAGGCATAATTAAATAACGAAAATCAAAATAAAAGAGTTCATGAAGAAACTATGGAAATTCTTAGTCAAGAAGTACGACAAGCTTGGGAGAAAGCTACAGGACAGTAAATTTGTGGTGTCTGACAATTACCATGACGCCAAGAAGAAGTCCAAGCTGAAAGGATTTATTAAGGTACGTAAAGTCAAGCGCCACTATGAAGACGATTAAATAACGAAACAATTCCTATACGATGAGAACACTGCTTTTTATATTGCTTACCTTGCCCCTATTTGGGCAAGACACCATAACTATCTGGAATACCACCATTAGCTATACTACCGAGGATTTTCATGTAGAGATGTGGGATGACGGAGAGGTTATTTTTGGGAGCTGCGATACCACCTTCTCCTTTAAAGACCCTGCTTTTGCTGAGGCTGCTCAAAAGTTTTTTACCTACGTCAACAAGAAATTTATCTGCGTTGATCCTCTGGGAGATTACCTCCATGCGAGTTATTGGTACATTAAGGCGAACCCAGAGTTGAGAATTGTTGTTGTAAAGTGGCAGAGACTAAATGGGGAATTTGGTCCTGTCTATTACGAGTACTCTGGTGAGGACGTGGACTTGTTTGATCCCATATTCGATCATAACCTTGGTACATACGTTTTTACACAATGAGTGCATTAGATTACAACTATCGGTGGCTTGACGTTATCGCAGAGGATTTGGAGACAGAGTTTGGTGATGGGGGTAAAGAGTTTGACGCTGAAGTCTATGAACGCTTGGGCGTAGATGATGACACCGCAAAAGAACTGGTCATGTCTCATATTGCTTCCATTGCTTTGGCCATGAGGTACGAATCCAAGCGAGTCAGGCTTTTGGAGAAATTTCTTAACGGGGATATTGACGCCAATGATTTACATGATCGGCTTATGTTGGCTGAGAGTGACTACACAAACAACCTGATAGATAAGTCAGGCTCTTGGACGGCGGTGGACCCTAAATCTTGGATAGAAGAATTATGATTGCTTTTAAACTATTATTTATATTCTGTATCGGTTATGTTATCGGTATGGAGCTAGCGAGGTTAGAAACCCGCAGATAAGTCGCGCCCTGTGACGGGGCAGCGAAGCACGTTAGCTCAATGGCAGAGCCTTGGTTTAACCGAGAGGTTGCGGGTTCGAGTCCCGTACGTGCTTCTAAATATAGCGGAGTGGCGCAGATGGTAGCGCGTCGGGCTCATAACCCGAAGGTCGGGGGTTCAAATCCCTCCTCCGCAACCAAGGCTCACAAACGAGTGAGCAAGATAACTACAAGGCAATGAGATTCATTGCGGCCTGAACTGGACCGAGGTTCGACTCCACGAACCTCCCCGGATCTAACCGATCCGGGCCTCCCCTGCCATGCAGAGCAGACTCCATGTCTGTGATGAAGCATGGCGGGGGTTTTTTGAAAGCCTAGGCGCACCGAAGACGTCCGCACGTCGGTTTGTGAGGGGGGAACAGCGGATAGCACCCTGAAAGCGCCTAGGCATAACCTCTCCGAAATGGGGTAACAACAGAGGGCCCGGTAACTTATTAGAATGATTAATGATGCAGCCGGGCCCTTTTTTAGAATGGTAACACTTTAATTCTCTGCTATATAGCTGGATTTGGTAAGCCTACTGGTGTACGGGATGCACAACTTAAGTAAGAACAGGTTCGATCCCTGTGTAGGCTTCTTTTTTAACCATTTAAACAACGCCTATGACTATCAACGCACAAGCAACGAGTTTGGAGACTCTATTTCCTGATATTTCTCCGGAGCGTTGGCAAGAGATTGCAGAGGCAGTGGAAGCCAAACTTCCCGCCGTACTCACAGTTCCCGGATACCGTATGGGCCACTTGGTCTACGACCTTGCCCCCATGATGAACAGTGAGGAGGAGCTTTTTGCCTTTGGAGTTATCGTAGCTGAAGCTCTGTCCTATTTGGAAAGCTCCAAACTGGTGACTTCCTAATGTGGGACTCGACACTTGATCTTATTGATAAGGGGTATTCTGGAGAGTTAGAGGTCTTCCCTGTAATGAAGCACCCTCTCAAATCAGATCTGTCTATCCTTAATAGGATCGCTCCCTGTATGCCCCCAACATATCTCTCAGTAGGTGGTAAAGGTGGAAGTGGCAAGTCCGCTTTTGTCAACCAATACTTCCTTTTTACCGCACTACTCCAACTACACAACCAAGAACACAACTTTAAATGGCTCTACTATGCTACGGAAAGAGACCCCCGTGTGCAGATCATGGGCAAGATGTTAGCTTGGCTGTATTACCTTACACATGGGGAACCTATGAGCGTGGCTACTCTTTTTGGGTGGCCCAACAAAAGCAAAGACCTCTCTCCTACAGATTATAAGTACATCAAGGAAACTATGCCAAAGGCCAAAGCGTTATTAAAAGACAACGTATCGGTGGTAAAAGGTCATAGGTCTGTAGAGGAGATTAAGGAATTGGATGCTCGGTTCAAGAAGAAATACCCAAACGCCTCAGTGATCCGGATACTTGACCACTGTAGCAATGTGAAGTCGGACTCCGGCAAGAAGCCCTTACCCCTACTGGAAGAGATAAGTGACCACACAGCAAACGTCTGCCGAGATGAATACGGTTGGTTCGGCATAGACGTGAATCAGTTCAACCGTACCAGTGACGAACAAGCACGAAGAAGCGGTCCCCCGGTAATTGTGCCAGCCGATTGGTATGGGTCCAGCAAGTTCGAGATGAACACGGACCTCATGGTTGGGGTATTAGACCCCGTAAAGGCGGGTACCAAGAAACTCATGGGCTACGACGTGGATGACTTCAGAAAGCAGAATGGAGGGCATTGCCGACTGCGAGGTATCTATGTGGTGAAAAACTCTTACGGCCCCTCTCCTTACGAGATTCCATATCTCTTTCAGGGGGAATGCGGAGCGTATTACGAACTATTGGAAGAGCCCTCCGAAAGATACTTACAAGACATACGACTAGGCAAAATACTACCATCATGAAATACCTGATTTACATACTTACTATCTGTCCCTTACTTTGTTTTGGGCAGATCGACAAACAGCTCCAGCGCCAAGCTGCCGTTACCTTTGTATCGGGCATGGCCTTTGGGGTACATGAACTGGCCAATGATAAACCTCATAAGATACAGGCGGCTTTCCCATCTGCTGATATGCAGTGGTGGGATAAGTCAGTCAGTTGGCAGAACAAGTGGAGGAACGGCGACCCCAATCAAGGGGAACGATTCTTCGGCTCTTCTACCGCCTTTGTAGGCGTCACGGATGCGGACCATTGCTTTGGTCAGATACACACGATTGGTCTTACCTATACCGCAGTAGGCTTTACTCGGAACCCTAACAACAAAAGGACCAGCAGGGATTTGTTTTTACGCTTTGTATTTCTTAACCTTATTAGAGTAGGGGGTATGTATATGACGTGGGCAACTTTCGATTTGATTGATACGCACCTCAGGTGATATTGCACCACAACGGACAATGATAAACGCAGTACCGCCATGCTCCGCACTTATGAAAGAGAGCCGACAGTAGAATATAAGTGCTGGCTTTGCCACTAACGAAATAGCTGTTTTAGCGGTATTGCCGTTTATCTATTGTTGTAAAATCGTTTTAATGTTCTACAACTCGGTTATACACGCAATATTTTATATTTTTTTTAACTAAACAACATAACAATGATTAACAAGCTTATGCTGGTGGGGCGACTCGGGCAAGACCCTGAGGAGGTTACCTTCAAAAATGGCAATTCGATTGCCAAAACCTCTATCGCCACAGACGAGAACTACAAGGACAAGAATGGTGAATGGCAGACTGTGCCGGAATGGACCGACCTAGAGGTTGGCGGCACCCAAGTAGAGCGCTTCATGCAGCTCCAGAAAGGTGACCTGATCTTTGTTGAGGGCACCAAGCGTACCGACAAAGTGGATGACAAGTACTATACCAAGTGTCGGGTTAACTATTTTCGGATCATCGTCAAGAATGAAGGTGGCCCGACTGAGCCAGCTAAGAAGAAGGCAGAAGATAAGTTTGACGACATTCCCTTTTAATCATGGTCGAGTATAGAAAGGAAACCAGCGTTTATCTGAAGGATATTCGGATCGCCACGGTGGCCGAGACGGAGGCGGGTTACGAGATAGAGACCTACCATCCGTTGAAGCCTTTCGTGAAACAATGCGAAACAGCCAAGGAAGCTAAGGAACTGTGTGAGGAACTAGCACGTAGATTCATAACTTACCTAGGCAAAGATGTTTGATCAGAAATCCGTAATACAACTTGCAACTGGGATTTACCCAGAGGAGCGGAAAACATATCGCAATCCGTTCAGAAAAGACGAGCACCCTAACTGCTACTTTAAGTGGCGAAAGGGGTATTTGAGACTAATTGACTGGGCATGCTGGAAGTATCATTATATGAACTGCTGGGACATGCTCATGGAACGTTACCAATGTACTTTTGACGCTGCCGTAAAGCTTGCCCGCGAGAAGGTGGGTGGGCTACGGCAGGCGGCACCCCCTCCTGAAGTGGAGGTTGATATACAGATTCGAGACATACAGCGAGCTGACTGGAACTATGAGGCTATTCTGTATTGGCTTAAGCGAGGGATCAAGGTGAGTCAGTTGGAAGATGATGGGGTCTATCCCATATCAGGTTTTAAAATCAACAGCTCTAAACAGCCGAGCTATTTCCGCTATCACCCTGTGGATTTTGGATTTGTGATCCCTCTTAATAGTGGATCGAAGAAAGTGTATCAGCCCCACTTCAAGGTGCCGTATTATACAGATGGAAATAACAGCGATCTGTACATGGAAGATGGCTCATCCGGAGACTTACTAATCCTGACCAAGGGGTATAAGGAGTGTCGCATTATGAAAAACTACGGATATAAGGTCATGGGAGTCATGTCAGAAAGCGCCAAACTTCCCGTAACTAAACTAGAGGATTTGGCGAACCGTTTTAAAAGAATTATCGTTAGTTATGATGGGGACGACATGGGAGATAAAAACCTATATCAGTTCTCTAAAAGAATTCAAGACCTTGGGATACCCCACTACGAGTTTAAACCTTTCCCTACAGACTTACGAAATTTGGGAAAGGACTGGGACGATCTCTACGTGAAGGCAGGACATTTTAAGACAAAGAAGTGGCTGAAATCATACTTGACATCGACCCCTGTCCTAAGCCCCGCATGACACGCAGGGATAAGTGGGCAAAACGTCCTATAGTTCAGAGGTATTGGGCCTACAAAGATGCGCTCAACATTCTCTTGAAGGGCTGGGACCCTCCAGAAACCTTGGATATTATATTCATGGTAGCTATGCCGAAGTCTTGGAGTAAAAAAAAGAAAGCACAGTATAATGGCAATCCACACCAAAAAAAGCCGGACATTGATAATTTTCTTAAAGGCTTTATGGATGCTATTTACGATGATGATGAAATTGTTTATGCAACGTGCGCTTCATCTTACTGGGCTTACAAAGGACAGATTATCATTAACCAATAAATCTTTTATCATGGCTGACAAGACTTTAGAAGAAGTAAAAGCAACACCGGGTAAAGCCGACGATTTTTTCAACGGACTGGCCTGCTATTTCCGCGCCTTGGCGGACACAAGCGATGCAGTAGCCCTTGAGGTAGTAGACCAAACCAACGGCGACTTCCGTAAGATCCCTATCGGGGAGATCAATACTTGGGGACCTATCCTTGCCGACTTTATCGAGCGGGCAGACAAGGCCACCAACGAATGTAGTGGAGTAGATGTACTCAAGAATCCCAAGAACAGCATCTTGGCCGCTATCTTTACCTTCATCGGTATTGACCTGAGCAAGTACAAGCAGTAATGTGGCTTTGGTTGCTCATATTGAACTTCGTCATTAAGATTCTGGGAGGTCCTCAAGATGGTAGCGACCTCCCAGAAATCCCTAATGAGCAGCCCCCTAAACCTCCAGCTCCTCCTGCCCCCATGCCTGTGAACCATAGATTCCTATGGTGTTTGGATAATGGACATGGAATTAAGCAGAAAGGGAAGCACTCTCCTCCTATAGACAACTACAGATTCAAGGAATACGAGTTTAACCGGGATGTAGTACAGCGTATTGCTCGTAAACTCTCGGTACTCGGAATACCATACGAAGAGATCATGCCTACTGTAAATGTGGGCTCAGCTTTAGCTACCCGAGTACATAATGTACACAAGATCAAGACCGACAAGCAGAAGATTCTGGTCTCTGTGCACTCTAATGCTTTGGGTTCTGGAGATGAGTGGTATCCTAATGTAGAAGGTGGGCAGGTGTATTACTATGATGGGTCGTCTATAGGGAGAGAGTTATCTGAAGTGTTCTACGCACACATCACTAAGCTATTCGCACCTAAAGGGATCAAACCCAACAAATCTTTTTACGTCCTGCGCAAGACTGCCTGTCCTGCTATACTCACCGAGAATGGGTTCTATACCCACCCCGAAGAAGTCAAGCGCCTGTTAGACCCGGACTTTCGGGAGGAGGTGGCACAGGCCCATGTAGACGCCATACTAGAATTTGAAAAGCATGCCAGCATCTAATATAGGCAACAGAGGCGATGTACTCACCAAGGCCTCTGACCGCAGTGGCGATTGGATTTGGGCTCCTGTAACCTCCGACCACGGAGAGCTTACTGGCCTTTTGGACGACGATCATACCCAATACTACAATGAGGATCGCTTAGAAGATTGGTTCTCCTCTAAAGACACAGACGATCTCACAGAGGGGGATACAAACCTTTTTAATAAATTTCCCGACGGAGGCACAGCTAATCAGTTTCTTGTCAAGGTAGACGCCACAGATTTTAATGCCACTTGGCAGGATGTGGATACCGATGATATTACAGAAGGCACCACTAATCTATATAATAAACTACCAGCAGGAGGAGCTACAGGAGAAGTGCTTGAGAAAATAGATGGCACTGACTATAATGTACAATGGAGTGCGGTATCTGGTGGAGGGGGACTAAATAATGTAGTAGAGGATTTAACTCCTGAGTTAGGAGGCGATCTTGATACTGCTGGTAATAACATATTTGCAAGCACCAACCTTGTTTTGTATGCGGGGCAGCTTATTGCTATGGCCCTCGACTCCGGACTCAATGATGCGTTTGTTCTGGATGTATTTTTGAATAAATTCAGACTCTTACTTGGCGGCACCCAGATTGTAGACTTTGGCGCTGATGAGGCCACGTATCGTAGTAACATAAAGATAGAGGACCATAATATAGAGCTGCTGTACGATTCAGGTAATAGTGTGGGTATAACTGTAGAGGGTGAGGCCGGGGAGAACCTATCGGCAGACCAACCTGTTCGTATTGACAATGGCTTATGGTACAGCGTAGACTCAACCGATGACGTGCCTTGCTCGGGTCTTGCCATAGAGGGCATAACCTCAGGTAATACGGGCACTATTCTTCTGTACGGTATATATAACACTTCAGGTTCTTGGACTACCGGAGAGGCCCTGTATGTATCTGCTGGAGGGGCTTTAACTCAAACCAAACCTACATCCGGTTTTATAAAAACTGTTGGTGTAGCAGATACGACTACTCGTATTTACTTTACGCCGTCCGCCCCTACATCTGCTGAGGTTGGGGATATGTTAGCTTCTGTCTATGATCCTACCAATATTCAAGGTGATGCTTTTGATAGGGCTAATCATACGGGAACACAGACTGCTTCCACTATCTCTGACTTTGATACAGAGGTCAGCAATAATACAGATGTAGCAGCTAATACTGCTGCTCGTCATGATGCTGTAACTGTTACGGATAGCGCAGAGATCGACTTTACCCTAGTGGGGCAGGACATCACAGCGTCTATTGTAGCAGGCTCCATTGACGAGGCTAAGCTGGATGCTTCTACTAATGCTAGTCTCGATTTAGCAGATAGTTCTGTTCAGCCCGGAGATAACATCTCTACTCTTACCAATGACTCCGGCTTTATTACGGATGTCGTAGCTGACACTACTCCTCAGCTAGGAGGCACCTTGGAGACTGCGGGTAATGAGATTAATCTGGATGATAGTAATATCCATCTCCCCACTCCCACAAATGGAGCATATAATGGTATCACTATTGATGGCACAAATGGAAATGGGTCAAATCATGATCTGGGTGATTTAGTATATTTAGCGAGCACTGGAGAGTTCTTCACTGCAAGAGCTGATTTAGGAGGGCCCGGCACACCAGTCATGGCTATGGCAGCAGAGACTATAGCATCTTCTGGTAGTGGGAAGTACCTACTAATGGGTACTGTGACCAGCTCTACCTTATATTCCGGCTTTACAGCAGGTAATGAGTTATTCTTATCTGCGGGAGTAGCAGGGGCTGCAACAAATACCGCCCCTACTGGCTCAAGTGAGCTTGTTCAAAAAATAGGCATAGCTTTAGGTAGTAATACTATTTACTTCAACCCGTCCTTGGATGAGATAGAGTTAGCGTAATGGCCGCAGATATTCAAATAGAAAGAGTAGAAGTTGATGTTGTTTCTAATGGGCAGACCTACACACTCGCCAATGATGTAGGTAATGTTGAAAATGCTTTTGTCAGGATTGTAGGGCCAAGCATACATTCTTCAGCAGGACCAACTGACAATACCGGAAACGCAGGCCCTGACGAAATGGGGACAGGCGTTCTTCTGACTGGAACGAATCAGCTCACATTCTACAAGAATGCATCAACTGGTCCTACGAAGATGATGGTGGAGGTGTGGCGGTATGTTGGAGCAGCAGGAGGCCCGAATGAGTTCATTAATCGCGCTTCATCATCAGTAGTACTCGCCAATGGGGATAGTAGTGTTTCCGTGGCGTTGGTAGTTGGCGACAGAAACAAGGTGGTTCCGATCCATTCAGGATTCGTGACCACTGACACGAGCGTTTCAAACATGAATGCCTATTGTCTTGCCATGCACCTTGATCTTTCAGGCGACCTTGAAATCAGCAGGAATAACACAGGGAAGGGGGCGGATGTCACTGTGTATTATCAGGCAGTCGAGTTCACTGGATCTGCTTGGGGTGTTGGTCACGCAAGGAGTACAAGCCACAATACAGCATCAGCCGTTCAGATGCGAGATGATTCATTAGGATATTCCTTCGGGAACGCCTTCGACGTCGTGGACTGGTCTAACGCCATGATCCTCGAAACGACTATGGAGGGAGATTCAGCGAGGACAGGATTGAGTGATATGCTGTTGATTACCTACCCGGATGTGGACACAGACAAGGTTACATTCAACCTTAATGCGGTTTCAACAGGAGCATCCAATAACGGCTACGCCTATGCACATATAATCAGGCATGATGACCTCGTAGTTTCGAGGGATAGCAATCTTAATATTGCAGAAGGAAATGGGTCTTACGGTGCGTCTATCCCGCTTCCGGCAGGCGTACAAGGCGATGTTGCGTTCAACGAGATGTCGCTTGAATGGACGTCAGACTCATCGGGTACAGGTACGGCGCATGGCAGGGGATACCTACACGCCAAGATCGACGATGATGTTGCGGTACAAACGTATGCTGATGGCGATACATTCAATGCAACAGAATACGATGCATCACTGTATGGATGGTGGGAGTTTGATGTTGAATTTCCAGTTAATCCTGAAGGGATTCTCGTAGAGACAGGAGGCACTGGATTCGGCATGATGATAGGGTTCAATACAGCAGGTGAATTTGTAGTCCGTGGCGGGAGTGGCTCGGCAGGTTCTCCAAGTAATTGTGCACGGATAGTAGTGCCTGCATCAACTTACGACTTTTCAGGAAAGACAGGAAGATTAAGGGCAACTATTAATCCTGCGACCAATACCGCTGCTCTGAAGTTCGACAATGGGGATACAGGGACATGGGATTATGAAACATCCGCAGTTGCTGTGACGAGCTTCAGTAGCTGGTCGGGCGGCGCTGGTGGTATGGTTGGAGGCAGCGACGGAACCCTCGCAGGGCTTGAAACGTCAACTTATGACTTCAATGGGGTAATTTCAGAGATGCGATTCAAGCAGCTGTTGGTGGACTACATCATCAATCATTGGGTGCATCGAAGTGGGAACCTTGTCGGTGCTTACTACGGAGTGGCTGATCTTTCTAATTTAACTCCTGCGGTGGGGGTGGATATAGCCACACTTAATACTAAGACCCCTGCTCAGATAGACACGATTAATGGCAAGACTACAGCCCAAATAGATACTATAAACGGCAAAACCATTTAAAAAATTTTTCTTATCTTTACACTATGAACTATACCGCAATGAAGTACTTAATTCTGGTCCTAGCCTGCTTACCCCTCCTTCTGAGAGCGCAGGACACTAGCTATTGGCATGTAGTTGAGGGTGAAATCCTTTCCCTACAGACCCCTTACGTAGAGTTTCAGCGGAAAGATACTATCGTGGGTCCTCATGTTTTTTGGAAAGAAGATGACCTTAGAAAAACTATACTGGACGCCCTAATAGACCACGCTAAAAAGCAAGGGAGGGAAGTTGTCCTTAGAGAAGAAGATTTTATTAACGTAATAAACGACATCGTCAATGGAGCAGATAGAAGTACTAAGACGGGAATTAGCACTAGCCCCCGCTAGATGCTTTGCCTCCGGCATAGACTGCGACAAAATTAAACTAATTGAACAACAAATAAAAAACTATGAACAGGGAATTACTGAAGAACATAGCCAATGACCCAGAGCAGCCCACCAGCCTGCGAAAGTCAGCTCAACATTTACTGGAAAACTATTACGACGAAGAAGAATGAAGTGTAAATACTGCGGAATAGAAACTATGAATCCATGCAGCTTTCCTAGCCAAAGGGAAGCTTGCTCAATTTACCATTGGAGAAGTCATGACGAACTGGACAACAACGAAGAAGAAACAACTGTATAAAGACGGTGAGGCCGTCTGGACATGGGTTAGCGACGATTACGCCGACCCGGATGATATAGAGTATTACCTTAGAGAAAAGGCCGCTGAACTATGCGACGGGCATATAGAGGTATCTTTAGAGGAGCAATGGAAAGTGTATGAAGACGGGGCCCTCATGTATGCAGATGATCTAGGCTGGCTCGTTTAACGTAACCCGAATCAAGGTACCCCTCTCTCCCGTCAGGATATGCTCTTGGGATGTGGCTATACTAAACTCATCTATGATCTCAAGACCATTTATCCAGAGTCTTCCTTTCAGCACCTTCAGGTGCTCTACAAAGTCATGGAAGTGTATTCTGGTTGATGTATCTCTGAGCCAGTAGGACTCAAACACACAGCCATCCACCTTTAGCCTTTTGGCCACAATTCCATCCAAGTCGAAGGACTCTCCCTTCTCTACACTACATAAAGTATCATAGGTGATAAGCTTATGCTCATCGGAGAATAAAGTCTTGGCCTGCTCGACGGCCATCTCTGCCCGTTTATTGACCTCATCAATCTTCTCCCCTACCCTTTTGGCTTTCTCCTGTAAACCTATGTAGCTCTTTGTTGAGCTTCCGGACAATCTGTTCCAATCGAATAATTTCATCACTAAGTCGTTTTACTTCTTTGGCCAGTCTATCAGTCTCAAGTTGTTTTTCTTGAGCTAGGGCTCTGGCTTTTAATAGCTCGCCCTGTATAGTAATGAGGTGAGTGGATAGCGAGTCGATCTTATCGTATGCACTGCCCAATCTCTCCTCTAAAGACGTTAATATTTCGTCAAAAGCTTTATGTTTTAGTAACGCTGTCTCTGCTACTCTCTTACCTTTTGTGGAGTAATGCTTAATCAGCCTGAAGGCGTAAACCAAGCCTACCCCGAGCAAGACTTTGAGCAGCTCGGTCACTGCCTGTAAAATCTCCATAACCTATAATTTTTTATTTATCTCTATTCCCCAAGTCCTTCAGTTGACTAAAGTCGCTAATACGTCGAGCGTTTAGGAACTCTTGTTTAGCTGTGTTGCTAGCTTGACGCCGTATCGCAGACAGGTCTTCGTTTATTTCCGTAGACTTTTCTCTCTTAGGGAAGTAGTTATAATTTACTTCCGTGCCCCCCCTTGCGTACTGATTGACCGCTTGCCCAAATATTTCTGCGGTCCTACGACTTAGTTCTTCCCGCTCACTATCTGTAAGCCGAACTCCTCCTAAGGTTGTGGGGCGATAGTGCCTGTCCGGCGGGAATATATCTGGCCTCGATAGTATAAATGCATGCCCTTCAGATTTAGTTGCAGACTCATTTATCATATTGTCCATGAGTTCCATAAGGTTCTCGGAGTACCCCGGAAAATAAGGTAGCCTAAACTCAGGCTGAATCGGGTATCCGAGTACATCGTAGGTCTCTCCTAACAAGGCTTCATGGTATCCGGGAGCAATCTGTTTGGTTGCCCATTGGAATATCACACTACGCTTTTCCAGCTCCCCCACAAAGCCCCCTACTAACTTAGTATCCTCTTCAGGGCTTCTACCCTTAGGCACGTCAGCGGCCTGCATGTAGATGTTCTCAGCTTGACGGTAAATGTTAGGGTAATAAGAACCTATTCTATACCCCGCTTCTTGCCCCACTCTAAACGCAAAGCGGTTCAACGCAGATACATACTGATCTTCGTCGGGATCGTCTGACCCACCTCTCGGGTCAGGCTCTGACTGCATCAACTCCACAAACTCTGCCATATCGTTAAGGGACTGCGCATAAGACTGCTGGTAGAAAAAGGTGGCAAATGTCTTACCGTAAAAACCTGACTGATCTAAAGACACTCCCGTTTTATCATCTGACAGGGAAATGCGATCATGTATTTTGCCTAAATGAAATAAAGTATGTCCCCAAGGCATGTCAATATAGCTGAAGGAATGCCAGCGATCCCCCATCTTCCACTGAATACTCATGGGTCGCCACCCATCACCTATGTTTTGGTCGGCCACAAAATCTCCAGTACCTCCTCCCGTAATTCTAAAGTTTTCCCGAGGTACCAACTTTTTATTTAACGCGCCGCAATCCTCATCCTCGCAGTCTTCCAACCTGAAGGCCATAGCCCCCATGCTTGCCAACATCATAACCAGCGAAACACCCCTAACCGCCATCTCTTTAGCCTCCAGAGGGTCTTGGGTTCCCTTCACTAACGCAGCCATAGGCCTCAGACCCCTTAAAATAAGGTTGGTGGGTACACGCACAATCGGAAATAGCATTCTTGCCAAGAGCTTAAAAGTAGCCGAGATCGGAGCATCGTCCCCGTGAATTTGACTCCAACGAGTAAACCGACCAATACCGCGCACCACTTGGTTACCCCGATTAAGGTCCTTCATCAAGAGCCCTTCCATGACGGAATCATACGCTCTGGCTTTTACTATGGGATCGTACTTGTCTAGTTTAAGCTCAAAGCGACGTTGCTTTCTATACCTCTTCTGGTCTTTAGGAGGAATATTATGTTGGGCAATCTCCTCGTCAATCTCATCATTTATTTCCTGATCCACGTCAGCAGCTATGGCTTTCTCTACCTTCTGCATGATGTCCGCAGTGCCTTCGGGTAGGTATTCACGATAGGCCTCATACACTCCGTGAAACTCCATCATACCTGTTTTGAGAAAGACGTCCACGGCTCCCAATAATCTGGTAACAGTAGCCGGAATAACAAACATGGCAAAAGCTAATCGCTTGGCCCATTGCTTTGGGGTGCTATCATCTTGAATATCTCCTCTCCAGACCTCCCTAATCAAAGTGTCCAGCAGAGCTACAGCACCACTACCCGCATCATCAAAACGAGCTGGCTCTAATCCTGTCTTTACTTGGTGAGTGGCCGCCTCCCAAGCACTAGACCAGTTCTCGGAACGGGTCATGGCCTTAACCAGCCTACGGCCCAAGCGCTTATCTTGGACAAAAGCTGCTGATAGCTTGCCCATCATATCTCCCACAATAACCTCGGCAGAACCTGTTACTGCACGAGTAATCGTAGTCATACCTGATAGAATAGAAGTCATATACACAGACTGTGCGTATTGCAGCATGCGGGTGATATACCTGTTAGGCACCACTCCCAAAAACTTACCACGCACCTTCTTATTCTTGATCTGGTCTACCTTGTACATGAACTTATTCATAGCAGCCAGATACTCCCTGCCTGTATTTGCATTTTTGACCTGACGGGCCAAGGCAAGCAGGGCAGCAGAATGTTCGGGGCTCAACATAGGAAAACCCCACTTATCCGCAAAGCGCTCAAACAAGTCCTGATCTCCTAAAACCCCTAGGGCAATATCATTAATGAGTCTATCCGTAGGTGGCTTTTTCTTTCTCTCCCTGTGGTGAATCTCTCTACGTATCCTACCAATCTCATCCTGAATAGCCCGGCGCTCAGCTCCCTCGGCGTCCTTTTTCTCCCCCTGTAATCTTTTAAGCTTATTCTTTAGCACCGTGATACTCTCTTGGTATCTTTGCTTGATTAGCTTGTCCCTTTCTTTGGCAAACATATTGTCCCATGTGCGCTTAAAGGCAGCCTGCACTTCAAGAGCCTCATCTGTTTCCAAGTCAAGCTCTGATATTAGCTTCTCTGCAAGGGTGGTGTAGGTGTTATCCCCTCCCATGAAGTGCTCCAATACTACATCTGAAATCGCCTGATCCAAGTCCTTGATGCCCTCACGGATAAACCGTTTCATAGAGCTGGGGTCCCCGATCTGTTCTATGAGCTTACGAAGCTTAGCTCCGGTCACGGCTCTTACATAGGGATCGGGTATAGTCTGAGAAAGATCACGGATTACCGCATTGATGATCTCACTCTTTACCTTACCATCACGGATTTGCTGGATGACCTGCTCCTTGGTGATGCCTTTGTTCTGCTTTCTAAGCTCTCTTAGAACTTGCGTACCCAAGGATCGGTACACATCAGGCTTGGTCTTTTTTATTTCCTCTAAAGACAACACCTCCTGCTCGACCAGCTCTACTCCCTCATTGATCTTCTTCAGAGTATCCACATCCATGCCATAATCTGCGGCAATACTTTCCCAAGTCTCTCCGTCAGATACAATGTGAAAATCAGGTGCATTTATACCCTCAATGATTCTCTCACGGGTAACCTCTACAGTAGTGTTATGTAAGACATCTCTCCAAGACTGGTGCTCTTCGAGTGTGAATAGTTCATTAAGCGCAGTTTCAGGATCAAAGTTAAGCTGCTCTCTTACTTTATTGAGTTCTTTTAAAGCACGGTTTCTGGCGGCCTTTAGATTACCACCTGTTTGGTAAATATACCCAGTCACAATATCCACCAAGCCCTCTACAATATCACCGATACCAGAGCCTAGACGCTGTCTTCCCAAGAGTTTATCAAGGCCTCGGTCAATACGATCCTGACCTTTCTTTCTCATCTCATCAGAGACTTGTCTACGCTTGCGGGCCCTTTCTACAGCTTCGGTCATGTTGGTCTCATCCAAGACTGCTCTGGCCTCTTGTGGAGTAGTATTGAAATCCTTGTGAGAGTGAATCTCTTCCTCATAGGTCTGACCAGCCTCTGTGCGTTTACTGAAAGCTTCCCGAGCCTCTGCCTCATCTTTGTTTCTGATCTTGGCGTATAGAGAAGCCTCGTGCTGATTAGAGCGACTTATACCCAGTTCGTGAGCTATGTCTCCACGACGGTCATACATCATGCGCCCGATCTCAACAGCCAAATCAGGATCAGAGTATTGATTGTCCATGAACAACTGATCGAACATGACCGTATAAATACCCCTCCACATTCTATTCTCCGGAGTACCTACTCCATGCTCTCTATCTGTATCCAAGTACTTATCCTTCAGCCCCTCAAAGATTTCCCGGTCAGTATCCCCGGTATTTCTCATGTCCTCCAATAGACTCATGGTCATACCTATCACCTCATCGTATGGTACGATCTCATAACGAGCATAACTATTCAAGGCTCGTTTGACCTCTGCTCTAACCCAAGGGGTTTCCAATACTCTAAGGTGGCGCTTACTTATGTTCTGTCCTTCATTGGGCTCTGGAGCTTGTACCTGCTCTGATCCCAAAAGTTTGGCGTACATGGAGCGCATGGCGTCATTGAGTACAATGTCTTGGTTGCCATATCTGATAGCCTCATAGATGGACCTGAGCCAGTTGGCGAACTTCTCAAACACACTCTGTAGCTCAGGAGTGGGAGCGCGCCCCTCTTCTAAGTATTTCTCAAAGCCACGAGCGAACATCTCTGAGGTGTCCCTATCCCAAGAGTCATGTTCAGCCCATTCCAAGACAATCTGGCGATCTTCGTCGGTCAGCTCATCTTCAAATTCGTGGGCCAGTTCATGTAGAGGAGTGCTCTGGTTGGGGTCAGTCAGGGCGTAGATGATTACCTTACCACTCTCGGTTTCTCGGAAGGCTCCCTGCTTAGTCTCACCATCCTGCTGAAAAAGAGGCACACTCTTTTCGGTAGCATCCTTTACCTTTTTGCTCAGAGGGAGTACGTTGACTTTATCATGCTCACCGTCAGGACGCACAATCGTTAACTCCCCAGTATTAGCCTTCTTATCAAATCTGCGAGCTTCTTTCTTGGCAATGCTTGGAAGAACCTTGCTATAGTATTCGGTCAAGGAATCTTCGGGACCCCCTACAGCTTGAGCGATCTCAGGTCCCTTGCTCCAAGTAATAGCATCTGCCCCGATCTCTGCTGCCCTTTGAAACATTTTACGGAAGGCAAGACCAGCCCACTGTGGAGTGGTCATGTGTGCGGGTAGTTCTTTTTTTACATCCTCAATGCCCTTTCTGTAAGATTTAACTGCCTCCTTTTTAGCTGCCTCCTTATTATCTGTAGCGATAGCTCCATGTAGATAGGTTCCTCCATCTTTATTTACAACGGCTATAAAGGAATCTTTGGAGGCTGCGCTCTTAAAGGTATTGATGTTTTGGGCAAGGGTAGGGGACTTAGACATTGCTGCGAATACAGTCACAACAGCTTGGTCAAACTTAGCGTGTTTGGTACGCACACCTCCTCTTCCCGTGGAAGGTGCATCAACCGAGTATACTCTTACAGGGTCCAGACTTTCTATAATTTCTATGATCTCATCAGCTACCGCATCTACGTCGGTTAAAGGGCTAAGTATAGGCTTTATAACAGGGTCGGACATACCACTCACATATAAAGCAAGCTCCGTAGTTTCCTCCCCAGCTAAAATCTTTATATTGCCTTTATTCACTAAATCCCCAGACTCTCCATCTGTGCGGTTTACAGATACATGGGCTGTGACATTACCCCGAAACCCATTTCTCAGCCTGCTTTCAGCCACTCTATTTAATTCCCCAATAATAGCATCCCGTTGCTCTTGAGGGCGAAGCTCTTCTTCAAAGTCTACTTGCGTCTCTTCTATAAAATCAGTTACTGGCACTACCTCAATATCTTCGTCGGGAACCTTCTCCCAAGAAGGGAAGTCTGAAACGCTAAGGCCTTGAGCCCAGTCAGACTGAATCTCATGCACATGGATAGTACGAATAGTAGTATAAACCTTATCCCCAAGCTCTTCTCTTGTGGCTTCCTTACCTGTGAGGGCGTGTCTATAAGTCCTAGTCCCCCCGCCCGGCTCTATTACTGGCAACCACTCTGGGGTAAGGTGCTCTTCATACCTAATATGAACTACCGTATTATTCTCCGGAAAATGGCCCCCAGTATAAACCACAGGTTCTGGATAAGACAGCGTAAGCTCTGTATATTCTTCACTATCTTCCCAACCTTCTGGGACATACTCATCAAACATGCCAGTAGAGACCGGGTATTGTCCGTACCCTTGCATTCTAACAAAAGCCAAGGCGGCTTCCCCAAAAGAGTCATAAGCTTGGGGACTAGCAATTCCAAACTTTGAAATATAAAAATTACCGTCAACCCCCCAATGTATCATCATTCTATTTGGGGCATTAAAGGACAGTGTAAAGTCTACACTTACTGGAGGCGGATCAGCAAAGTCATCGTCTGTCCACTTCTCATAAAAGGCCTCATCAAAGTATCGCTCCACTCCATGAGGCAGTTCCTCCCCCCATGAACCCATATAGGGTCCATCTATGGGCCCATCAAACTCCTCATCTATTAGTTCCTGCTCATCAACATCCGGGTTCTCGTCTAAAGTAGATCGGACCCTGCTGAAGGAGGATCCAACCTCTCTCTCCCATGTATCGAAACGTAAGTTAAGCTCATATATAATATCCTCTTCGGAAATATGGGGCATATCCTCAAACCCCATTCCTCGATTAGCTCCTCGCTCTACTTCGTCTATCTCAACAGCTTCGTCGATAAGGAACTGGTAGACAACGTCTTTAGGGATAGATTTACTGTTGTTAGCCTCCACCCAAGCGTCCATCTTCTGCTTCAGGCCGATAGCCTCAGCCTCTTGGTTGGCCCCCTTGACATTCTGGAGCATCTTAATCCACTGCTGGGGCGTGGCCTTATCTTGATCGTAGGTCAACACAGCCTCCGTAGCCGCAGAGTAGAACTTATCTCGTCGGGTTACTAAATTAAAGGAGGTAGAGCCGTCCGGGTTCTGTGAGAGCATGACCTCCCCCATTCCGCTTACCTTGGTTTGTAAATCTCTGGGACGATCCTCGGTGGCTTCAATACCTGCTCCAAGCTCTGATACAGCTTCAGAGAGCATTTCCTTAAGATTGGGACTATTTTCTAAGTTGGCCCCCTCTAATGACTCTACAATCTGTTTGTAACCTGCCCTTACCTGAGCATTACGGGCCTCCACTTCTCCAGCTAATCTTTGATATAACTCAAAGGCTGGTATTACCTTTCCTCCCTCTACCTCAGCTTCTTTCAACAGTTCTTCTAAAGTACCCTCTATCTTCTCTATAGCCTCCAGATCGTCCTTAAGCATGGCAATGTGCTCCTCTAAAAACTTCTCAGCCTGCTCTAGGCCCCCTAAATCCTCTACCGGGACGGTATCTACCTTAAAAGTGTTTGTAGACGCTGGGGCAAAAATATTGGTATCTGAAGAGACTATTTCTACGGTATCCTCCTCCCCTGTACGTATTTCTTCCAGAGAGGTTTCTGCTGCGGTTATGCCTGAGCTTAGCCAAACTTTGCGCATGGGCAGCTTATTCAAAAGCCCATTCAACCCAAACGGGCCTATATTTGCGGCCATGTTAGATGACCCACCACTCGGGAAACCTTCAATATCTTGGATAATATGCTGTACCTCATGCACTAATACACTCTCCATCTCTGTTGGTGAGAGTGTAGGATTCATAGATACGGTTTTATTCAGCGTGTTTACCTCCCCCTGAGCTTCCAGATTAGGATTGACAACAAAGGTATACTCTTCTAATTCGGGATAACGCTTTAAGAGTTCTTCAGCGTTTTTAAGTACTTCTGTAAGTGGTAGGGGCTCATTTATATCATACCTATTAGCGATAGCGCTAGAAACACCGTATAGCCCATGATTCCTCTTACCCTTGAATTCCCGCCTAGTTGCGCGAGGCAGTTTGCCAAGAATGTAGTCCGCTACTTCGTTCTCACTTTCTAGTTCATTAGGGACCAGCACAGAGGCCAAATCCAACTGTGCGGGCTCTATATCTCTACGCCACTTATTATCCACACCTCTCTCCCAGCCTGTACGATTGAAAATCTCTCTGGGCTCAACTCCTTGGGCTTCCAACTCTTCGGCTTGCTCTAATAGTTCCTTTTCTTTTTCAGTGGTCCGCATCTCCCCACCAATCTGGAACTTGACCTCACCCTCTTCCAAATCCTCAGGAGTACTCTTAACAATACCCTCCAAGCGCTCACGATACCAAGCTTCCGGGTCTCTCCCACGAGCCTTTGCCCAAGCTCGGGCACGGGCATCATAGATCAAAGAGGCAGCCCGGGCTTCTTCTGTAGTCAGCTCAAAGGCATCCTGTAGAGCGATCTGTAGTTCTTCCCGATTCCGGGGAGAGTACATTATCCCCTCATCCGTTTCTTGCGTAGGTACTTCGCCTTCAGGAGTTTCATCTTGAATAGTTTTCTCAGCAAGCCTTTCTTGGATTTGTTCTTCTTCTTCATTGAGGATTTTTTGTTCTCGTTCGTTAAGATCCTCTCCATTTTCGATCTTCTCTGCAACCTTCTCAACATCTTCTTGCGAAGCCTTCTTCTTGCCATATCCTGCGTCTATTAGTTGTTGCCCTGTGGCCGATACTCTAATCCTGTCTTCTCCTAAGGGGCCCTTTACTGTGCGCTTGGGTAGGCCTTGTAGTTCTTCGGGTATCTCATCTTCAGTCTCGAAGTGAAATAAATATCCTTGTTCCGGGGCTATAGGAGGAATTTCCTTTGGTCCCCGCTTCGGCAGACTCGCCTTGGCAAAAGCTGTCAGCACCTCCGCATCACTTGCACCGGGGTCTATACCCTTCGCGGCCTCCAATACCTTAGACGGGTCATACCCCAACCTATTAGCCACCGTCAGAAATTTATCGGGGTTTTCTTTGGCCAGTCGTATGGCATCGGCTCTCAAAGACTTGGTACCCTTACCCCCCCCAAACAAAGCTCCGGCAGTGAAGGCGATGATACCCTCAGAGATAAAGTCACTTGTATCCGTGTACGGCATGACCTCAAAGTCAGCCCCCGTGGCGTTGGATAGGGTTTTTAGTCCCATCTCTGGAATTTTCTCCAACATGGTCTCCTCGAAACCCTCACCCAGTCCAGCCCCCACCAAACTCTTAAATCGGTAGGCTGCGGCTTCATGGGGCTTCAACCCTCTCATGGATTTAACTGCCGTGCTGGTGCTCCTAAGAAGGTCGTCGGCAAAGCCAGCCTGTCCGGAAGCTAATCTTGTTTCCAGACCAAACACATTACTTACCATACCTATCATGGAGCCCAAGGTAACTGCATAGCGAGCAGCAGCATGCTTATCCCCGTCAAAGGCTTCCAACCCTTCTTCGTACAGACCCCCTGCCATCTGTCCGGCCACCGCCATAGTCTGTCCGGTATATGCCGCAGCCTTTGCCCCTACCCCTAATGCTTTCAAACCCGTACTGAACTTACCAGCTCCGATTACCTGTACACCGAGGTCTGCTACTGTCTGGTTGGTCTGGGCAATAAAGGGGGTCCAGTTGAAACGTCCAGAAGGTTGAGCATCCTTTAGGAGTGTTTTGTCTATAGAGGAAAGATCAATAGGGTTACCTTGGCTGTCAAACGCAGCTACTGGCTTATTCTGCTTGTAGTCCACTTGGATGGACTTACCGCCCTGCTTTATTATGGCAGTATTGGAATATACATTACGGGTAAACTTCCGGGGAGTGGGAGCGTAGGTTTCCTGAATCTCGATCAGATCAGCTCCAAGATCAGCAAGAGCTGTTCCCATGTTGGTCATGCCTGCGGCTTCCCTGATTCTTTGTAGGGGCATCTCTCCCATGACACCGCCAACACCTACCATGATACCTCCAACCATACGGCCTACCGCCTTACCCCAAGCCAGTTGGAATAATATTTGGTGGGTTGTGAAGTCTGGACTGGCGGCGATGACATCCATTGTCTTTTGGATGTTATCTGTGATCTTCTCCTGTTTTTGGGGGAAAGAGTTGGCTGGGTCCTCTAAAAAGGCCTTGTACTGCTGCTCATTGATTTGCATGGCCTGCTCTATCTGGGCAAGCTTATCGTAGTACGGCAGCTCCTTGGCTTGTGCTTCTACATCATTGTAGAACTGAATCTTCTCAAGGATTTCAGGGTCCTTGGTTATCTCATACTGGCGCTCTAACTCTTCTTTAGCTTCTATGGCTTTATACACATTCTCCACACCCTGTACCCCAAGGTCGGCCTTCATGCGATCCACTAAAGCCCCGTGTGCCTTGTTCAAATCATTTCCCCTAGAGACAATTGCCTCGTACTCTGCTCTATACTGAGATACCGACTTATCCCCCTCTTTAGCTCCCATTGTGTATTCCAAGAGTCCTGTTTCTTGGAGGTACTCCTTCTCCTGCTCATCCATATCAGAGTACAAAGCATCAATGGGATGCTGAGTCAGGTCTGTGTTTTCTATCCGATCAAGGGCTTTCTGGCGTCCTTTCTTGGCAAGCTCTCCCATCATCTCCAGCTCAACTTGTGGCTGATAGGTGGTGGACTCCCTTTGCATGGGTTCAACCGGGGTGACCTTAGGTTCTACAAATCCTAGGTTCTTATTGAAGTCCTCCATTGATGGGTACCCATGACTAAGCTGGTTATAGGCCCTTCCTCTGGCTTCCCTGTCCTGTAGCTTTTCGTAGAACTCATCCCTGTCTATGTTGGCTCTGGAGGTAGAGTCCATCATACCATAGACAGCATCCCGCTCAAAATCCTGAAAAGACTGATACCCATGCGCGTCCTTTTTATAGGCATAGAACTTCTGTCTTGTGGCAGGGTCCTTCATCTGCTCCACAAAAGTATCATAGTCCATACTCTGACGAGTAGGTTCGTCGAGTAAGTTGTATAGTTTCTTTAACGGATCACCGTTCATAAGTATCAGTTATCAAAAATTCGTTCAGCATCGGTTCCACCCTTTTTAGGAGCCTTCAGCCTTTCTTGCTGGTTCTGGCGCATGGTATCTTGGAGGCTTCCCTGATCTATATTGATGTCGGTCTTTCTATCCAACAGCCCAGCCTCTTTAAATCTACGATAAAGCTCATGGAAGCGGTTTCTATCTGCTGTATTTCCATCAAGCATTTTCCGGAAGAACTCCAAATTCAGAGCCACTGTGGCTCTATTTGGTGCATTAGGCCCTCCCGATCTTCCGAATTGCTCAGCCGGAACCAAGACTACTTGCGGTATGTTTTGCTTATACCCCTCCCCCTCAACAGGGTCCATGAGAATACCCTCCACAACCTGTCCGGTATCTGCAAATTCTTGTCCGGCGAACATACCGTCAAAGGCAGCAATCATTTCGGGGGAGAGCATGTTGGGAGTGATGGTTCCGGATTGTACCCCTCCATACACATCATACCCGTGTCCCTTATACAAAGCTATCAACTTATCGAAGAAGTAATCCTCAGTGGGTGTGAGGTCAGCCTCTCCTGATCCTGAAGGTGCGCGGTTTGCTGCTCGGATAGTTTCCTCTGCCGCAAAATCCCGACCTCGGGCCCCTTCCCGCTGAACTTTAGTAGTCCCCGCAAAGGCATCTGCCAGATCAGAAATAGACCTACCCAATCGAGTATCCAGATTAATGCGCCCATCTACATAGAAGTTGGACTCATCTCCCGGGATACCGTACATTTCGTAGAATTGATTCATGGCCCTAACGTCCTCATCGCTTAGTGTGTTCGCTAAGATACGTTCTATATCGCTTCTATCATAACCAAGCTTGGTGACCATCTCCGTATATGATTCTGTAGGGGAGAGAGGGAATTTGTCCCTGTACTCCTTTAGGACTTTCTCCTGAACTAACTTCAGTGCATTAGTCTTCCATGCTGATTCCCTTTCCGGGGTCCACGGAGCCACCACAGAGGGTCCCTGAATCTGGCCAAAACTACCTGTCTGGGGATCATAGTCCAAGGGATCAATTTGAATTCTGCGCTTAGCCTGCTCATACTCATAAGGCCTACCCTTAAAGAGTTCTTTGAGCTGGTCATCCATTTGCTGAAACCTCTCATGCCTTTGCCGCATGGCCCGAAGCTCCCCGGCAGTCATTTCTCTACCCAAGTCCCTGCGAAGGCTCATGACCTCCCCGGTAACATCGGCGTTCTTATCCTGTTGGAGCCGACTTACGATCTCATTGGTACGAGCCTCATACTCATCCATAATCTCTTGAAAACGGGGTACGTCCTCATCAATGAGGTTAAAGTCTCCGAACGGGGACTGAGTAGCGCCAGCACCCGTAGTTCCAGAAGTCTCTGGGGGCATGAGTTCAAAGTCAATAAACCTCGCCTCACTTGGTTGATAGAATCTAGCCATTATCCAAACAGTTGAAGGAGGCTATAGAGCCCTTGCAGGTCTGCTTCCCGCGCAGCCTCCCGTATATTCTTATTCTTCTGCATTTGTTGCAGTCCAGCACCCGCAGATTGTAACGAGCTAGAAAGAGCAGTAAAAAACTGATCACGGTCCTGACGGTCTGCAATGTCTGCCTGTCCCCGCCCCTGCATGATTGCCTGATCTTGCTGGTTCTCCAAACCGGAGCGGTCTAGCATGATACGGCGGATAGCATCGTTGTACCTATCCATGAGTCCGGCAGTAGCGTCATCCGTAGCTGTCAGGGTCGCCAAGTCCAGAGCGTTCTGTACGTTAACTGACCGGGCTTGGTTACCCCTCCGGGTAGCATTAGCCTGACGGCGTAGTTCTCGCATACCCCGATCACGGGCCCGGTTACTTCCCACAATGGCAGCATCGTTAGCATTTAGGGCATCCTCTCCAAACCCGGCAAAGTAATTGGGGTTCTCCTCATCACCCAGTCGGTTGATTACGGAGGTCAGCAGGGGGCTAAAGCCAGAGATTGCCGTACCCACATCTCCCATATTACCCGATAGATTGAGGCCACGGCTTTGCATGACGTCGTCTTCTACCACTTCTTCATCCCCTCCGTCGCGTAGTTTAGCGGCCAAGTTTTCAGTTGGGCTGGGGTAGTCAATCTGGGGAGTATCGTTGATTCCGGGAGTATCCCCTAAGGTCGGGAAGGCACTCATTCCTCCCTTAAAGACCCTGTTAGTGTCCGGGTCCCAGCGTAGTCCCATAGCTCTCAGATAGCCTGAGTTGACTATAGCATCTTGGTGCTCCGGTCCGTAGACAAAATCACGTCCTTTATCCGGGAGATAGTCCTTGTACTGGGGCCCCATGAAGTCATAGAGGTTATTAAAATCCCGGGGTGTCTGTAGGAAAGGGGGCGCTTCATCAAGGCTAAACCCATCTTCCGGCAGGTTTTCCAACACATCCGAGTACTTGGTACGTAGATACTTTTTAGCGTTGTCGAACTGGGTCATACCTCCCAGTTGATACTTTTGGGATGCTACATAGCCAAAGTACTTCTTCTGCTTATCAGTAAGTGGTTTTCCGTATACTTTTCCGTCGTCTAACATCTTCTTTGCTTTACTTGGGGTTAGACCCCCAGAGGCCATGACCCGTGTATTATCTCGCGGCATTTCCGTATCGCCGATTAGGGGGCCCTCAAATCGGAAGGGGTTTAAGGTGATTCCCCCTATACGCTCCCGAACCTCGTTAAGGATAGGCTGCACCAGCTTGCGCTCATAGTCGGGATTGCTGGCATAGCGATACCCTTTTTTATTTACGAAGTTCTGGGCGAGGTCATCCGGAGTCTTATTATCCCCCAAATAGTTTTTGTGCATGCCTTTAATATAGGAATACAGCGCATCTTTGGGATGCTTAAACCGTAGCTTGGTCCCGGAGTCATGCTCTCCCCAATTAACCGGGTTGGTCCATTTGCTTCGTCCCCGATCACCCGGATTAAAGGCACCCTCTGCCCGCATGTTCGTTAGCATGAGGTCTATGGGATAGACATATCCGGTCTCCTTATAATACTTTTCGATGGGGTCTACTAAATCTTCAGGCTTAAATTCATGCCGCCCCTTCTTGGAGTCCAAGTAGGTTTTAGCTGCCTCCAGATGAGCTTCCCGATCAAATTTACTTGTGCGTTCGTTAAGGAAATTCTTCTTCTCTTTCTTATACTTTTCTTCGTCGAAGGCCCCAAGCTGTTCAACAGACGGACTAACTTGAGGCCCCATCAAAAAAGCAGGATCAGCAGATTCCTCATTAGGTGTGCTTTCGTTAACAATCGAACGGAGAGTGCCTAATGTTTTGGCACCCGCTATACCGTCCACTTTCAGGCCCGTAGCCTTTTGAAAGGCCTTAACTGCTCTACGAGAGGCAGCCGTGGGCTTAGCTTTGGGCTCTCCTTCGAGGTAGCCAAGTTCTTTGAGTTGTTCCTGTAACTTACGTTCCCCTGTATCTCCTCCATATTCACTCCAGACTGTTCCACCCTGTTGGTACTCAACTTGTCTGTGCTTTTTCTCATGTTGGTACTCAACTTGTCTGTGCTTTTTCTCATTAAGCATAGAATCCACCTCATTAATATAGTCTTTAATGACCTGTTTGTTGCGCTGAAATTTGGGGTCGTCTATCCCTACGTACTTATTTAATGAGTCTAAAAGCTTATGCGAATCAAAGGTGTCGAATAAAGGATACAGTGTATTTAGTGAATCTCTCTGTGAAAGCCCCTCTGTGTCTGCATCAGAGTATCTATCAACTATAGCTTTATAGGTCTTAGGCCCGAGGATACCATCAGCTTCTACCCCTAAGTGGTTTTGGATTCGCTTAATCTCTTCTTCTGACAAATTACCTTCCCCCACTAAAGAAATACCCGGCTCTATCATACGATGAGTCAGCCATTCTTCTGCTCCGGGCTCTAAATAGCGATCATGGTCCCCATGCTTGAGCAGTCCAAAAACATGCCTTTCGGGGCGATGACGTCCATGAATAGCGGGCTCTACAGCATGAGCTAACTCAGCGTATAGCTCATTCATTATCTCAAGGTCATTGTCATAATCGTTTACATTTACACTATGATTAGTAGGATCGTAGAAAGCTCTACCATGTGGTGCTTTTAACTGTTCGACTAAAGAGCGATCCTCACTAATTAAATTAACGGTAGGAGTAGTCTTGCTAATGCGATTAATATATCGTTTAAGCTCGGGATAGTTGGTATTGATGACTTCTCGCAACCTTTCAGCATCACCACTAAATACCAGATCATCATTGACATCACGGGTATTGTACCGCCTGCCATTCCACAAAAACTGTTTTTTACCTTCTTTTTTTGCTTGGGCAAAGGCTGTACCAAAACTACCCAAATACTCTTTAACTCCCCAATCCATCGGATTCAGAGCATTACGAATAGTTACTGTGCTTTGTGGGGGTCTATTGTTGTCAGTTACGGTAAAGCTCCTGTTAATTCCTCCCTGTTGGAAAGACCTCATCTTCTGTTCCACCACAGCTTGGTCTTTAGGGAAGAGATGTTCTTCACCGGGCTGCATGACTCTTTGCTCTCCGCTTGGAACTCCGGTTGCGGCGATGGGCTGGCTGACTCCGTCCATAGAAATCTGATTGGACGGGATCACATTCATGTCTCGGTCCCTATCCGGAGAGTCGTCACGGTACCCGAGTGTGGATTTCAGGCGATTGAGTTCCATGAACAAAATATCCTCAGCTTCTTCCTGAGCGGCACGTTCAAGGGTTCTCTTAGCAGTATTCAGTCTGGGCTTATCATACGGGTTCTGTTCCAAGGCCTTTAGTACCCGCTCTACTTCATTGTCTCTTTTCTTCTTACGCTTCTTCATGGTCTTTCCGTCGCGCTTCAGGCGCTTGGAGTAGATGACCGTGTTGTCGGGAAGCTCTACGTCAATACCTCCATTTTCGTGGTTGGGGCCCACAAACTCTCCCACCTGACCGTCAGGGGTTTCAAAGGTTTCACCTCCTTCTACTTCAACCACACCACCATCTTGGTAACCTTGGGTATTGAGGGATCGTTGAACTCTGGGATTTGTAGCGGTCTTATCGTCGCCGAAGATTTCCATTAAAAGATTAGTCGCTACATTGGTAGCTACCCCACCTACCGGGCCTCCGACAATTCCTGCTGCCGTGCCCAAAATTTCTCCAAAGTTTACTCCACCGCCTTTATATTTCTTTTTACCCATTATATTGTACTTTTCATTGCTGGTGCTATATAGTATAGCGTAATCTGTGTGTCGTCTGTGGGGGTATAGAACAGTCTGACATTCATATATTTATCCCTAAGCCTCCCTATATTAAACCAATTTTTAGCAGAAAAAATTTCAGAGTTTACAACTTTATCAATAGGAAATGAATCTTCTATGTCGATCCAATCCGAACTGAACAATGCCCCATCATACTCTGTAACCAAGTCCCTAATGTCGTTCATAGACCAGTTGTGCTCCTTTTTGTCCGCAGCAATCTGATCCTGTTGAACAAAATACACAAAATCACGCAGTTTGTTGATCACAGTCAACAGTCCCGTGGACTGACGGGAATTGTAGAACACGGCTTTGTCGAAGGTCACATCACGTACATGGACCCCGTCACGATACCCCTCTTGCCTATAGACAATACCCAAGAATGTAGCGGTACGAGGGTCATCAGGCCTCAGAGTAGAATCAATGATAAAAGGATACCTGTCACCGTAGAACTCCTGTACTGGGCCAGTACCGTGCCTGTAAAAAGAAGAGCCCACCGAAGAGTACATATACTCCTGCGTGTTATTGAGGGAATCCGGTAGGTATGGATGGAAGCTAACCCAGTGCCCCTTCTCCATGTCATAGGACACGGTAAAGGAACGATTGGCCCGTACGCTAGTCTGGTCTTTAAGCTGTACTTCCTCGAACTCTGTTTTAGTAATCACATACCTGCGATACATAGGGTCGTAAGTAGCCTGAAACTCCCCATCCTTTTCTTGCTCCCAGAAGAACCTTAGCCCTTTGTCGCTGACCATGTTTAGGCCGTCTGTAATAGACGCAACCAACTGAGATGACCGATCGTACCAGATAACTCCAAAACGGCTCTTGACAAGCGTGTACTTGTCTATGATACCAGCGGTACCTTCGTTGTCGTCTACCATGATCCGGGGAGGTAAGCTTCCAAACTCTCCGGTACCTATGAAGGTGGTCAGCTCATCCGTTAATCTCTCTTGGATGTTTCGTGGTTGTTGGTATGTTGCGGACTCTGTCTGTAGGTAGAGGTTATCATTAAAAACGAATATATTATTGATAGGCCCTCTTTCTCCGGGCAGGTCCCGGTAGTTGTTGGGTAGGAACACCCGGTAGTTGTCTACCAACTCCTCTTGGAATCCAACCTCAGACCAGCGCCATCTTTGAGGAAACTCCTCTCTACATTCCGAGCAGCAGTCATAGGTGAAAGACAGGGGTATTTTCAGGAGCGCCCTATCCACGGGGCTATAGTCCGGGTTTACTTCGTACACATCCTCACAAGGACGTCTTTCCCCAGTGTCATCATGGTAGTGGTTATCAAAGAAGGTGAGTAGTTCCTTGAAGTCATCCGCTGAGTAAACATTACCCGCACTCAGGTTAACCCGACTCATGTGTATGGTGTAGTCGCAGCGATCTATGCGGTTGGTCTTAAACCCTGAGTTTATCGTACTCTCCATGAAAGCGGACAGATAGTAGGTCGCTACATCATCGTTGTTGTTAATTCGAGTTCCGGTAGCATAAGATAAGTGCCCTATGATAGTATCACCTCCCTTTACACTATTCTCACCGAACTGTCCAATAGCCACATACTCCAAACTGTATAGGTCATCATAGACCTCCCGATCTACCACAATGCCGATGTAATCTACCGGACGTACATTAAAGCGATCAATACCATTCAGTGCCTTAACCTCAGGGACATAATCCGAGAAGGTGAGTTCCCGATCTGTGCGCATGACCACATGCTCCTGTAGCGGAGAATCGTTGATCAGATCAAAGTTAGTGAAATAGCCTTGGTATAGGGTAGGTTGTAGCCCGTCCTCCGTAACATCTTCGTGGACCTGTGAGATCAAGCCATCAATGATCCTCTCATTTCTGGAATACGGCACAGAGCCATAAGTCTGCATGGCCCGCATATCGTAAGACACGGAGTTTCTGGTAAGGGAATCTATGTCCAAGGTAGTATCCAAGCCGCCCTCAACACGGATATAGTCCCCGTTAAGGTAGCTGGTGTTCACCACACCCTCCGGCGTAATTATATTTCTAAATACTGGAGAGAGTACCTGCTCGGTAACTGTAAAGTCTTCTACCAAGAAAGCAGGGCGTAACAGGTCATTATCTCCCCCCACATCCCTACGAACAGGAAACTGAACTCCTTTGTCCAATACTGTCTTGTCCTTTTCCCGGCGCTTTGCTCGAACAAAGTAATAGTCGGTAACTCCGGGAGGTAGCTCTATGTTGTCGAACCTTACCCCGAAGACATTTGCCTCATCATCATCTATTAGGGAAATCTTGTCCCGAGTCGGGAATTTATGATGTCGGATAGGGGTATTTACTAATTCATTACCGCAAGCATCTACCCCCCAGATGGAGCCTCCCTGACAATCTGTAACTTCCGGGTAGGTCTCTGTCACCTCATAGTATGACATATACCCGTAGTTGTTTATCTGTATAGGAGTATTTGGGAGTCGTTGTGAGGTGTCCTTCAGGGTCCAAATCTCAGGCTTCTCTGCCAAATCTTCCCACTCTTCCTGTGTATATCGGAAGCTGTAATCTTGGTCGTAGTTCTGGGGGCGAGTAGTGTCCCTGCCCTCAGCCGTGGCACAAAAATCAGGAGTCACTTCAAAATCTCCGAATACCCAGCCGCCAGTATCTTTAGGCCTGCCCGGTATATGAAACACAGGGGTTTCTTCTCCATCCTCAAAAACATATACAATACCGAAGGCGTATACCTCTCCGCCCATGTACCCCTGCTTTTCGGGGCCGGGTTGCTTGGAGTTTCCTATTTCAACATCATCCACCCCTACAGGATCGTACGTATAGTATGTCTCAATCTTGGAGGCGTACTTCTGAAAGTCACACAGTTCCGTATCCTTGCCCCGTAGGTTTGCCAGTAAAAGTCTGGAATCCAAGGAGGTGATATGGTCCGCCTGATTGATGCGCTGAGCCGCCAAACGAAACTCCTCTAAAGACGAAGAAGTATATTCATCGAACTGCCCATCAATTACAAACCTACTCTGGACAATAGGGACCTCAGGCGAAATAAAATAATCATTGATGATGCCAGAACCAGTGCGGGCAATAGCCACACCAATCTGATAATAAGAGAATCTTTCATCTAAATTGTCGGTGATAACCTCAATAGACTTGGTAGCGTCTGCTACCCCATTCAGAGGGTCGGCATCCAGAGTGAAGCCTCCATAGACTGTATCAAAAGGAAACGTACCTCTGTATACAGTAAAGGGCCCTACCTCTGCTACAAACTCAGTGGGGTTTCTTTCCTCATCCAAGTATCTCAGTAGGATAAAGTAACTCCCCACCTCTAAAGTGCCTCCCTCATCAAGGACTTGGGCCTCCAGAGTGGGCTTGTTATTCGGGCGTGTCAGAGCAATCTTGCTACAGTCAAACTCACCGTCAGTGTAATACTGCTCGATGTCAGACAGATTCATTACCCGTACGGGGTTGTCTCCGTCCGTGAAGTAAACGGTGTCCTCACATCCTCTACGAAGGCGGTAGATGCCATCTATGCGATTGGTAAAGTTCAGGCAGGAATCGTTGATGATTGTGGTATATTCGCAATCCTCTACCACACCAATTTCTGAGGAGTCTGTAGAGGAGGAGAATACATAGAAAGAATCCTCGTTTTTGAAGATCGTCCCCTTGTGGGTATACCCAGTAGGTAGATCAAAGCAAAGCTCCGTGCCCAGCTCCGAGGTGAGCCGAAAGCTCTTACCTGATGGTTGGGAGTTAACGGCACTCCAAGCCATACGATAGGTACCCTGAGGTTGGTCCTCCGGTGAAAAGTCCATATTCAGGCCCTTCTCGAATGTGGCTACCATGCGTGAGTTCTTTTATATATAGCGCTCTCTGGCTGAGACAGTGACCCGTACCAGCCGTAGTAGCGGTATTGTCTGGGCAATAAGTACCCTCTTTGTTCCTGCATATTTTGGTGCTCGTCAGGTCCCTTGAGCTTCATGGAGTGGTTCTTGGCCTGCATGCAGTAGTGCTGCCAGTCACGATCCGCGAACTGTACCTTAGTGACCGCACCTTGTTTATTCATATCCATCTCCCTGCGAGCCAGCTTATATCGGATATAGGAGATCAGAGCATTGCGATATTGAGTTCCTTCCGGAATCATTGGGTAGCCGTCATCGTCCAGTTTAAGCTTCTGATATACCAGAGCCACAGTCCCTTGCTCAAATGAAAACAGCAGGTAGGGAGAGTCTATGGTATACTCATCGTCACATCCATGATAAAGCTGACGATTCTTCTCCTCACAAACCACCGATTTGAAAAAGGTGTGATTGCTAAGTTTGATAGGACTAAAGCAATCTCTGAATAGATTTGTGGAGTTCCAGCCGTAGTATTTGAGATCGTGGTCAATCGTGGTTCTACGGGCCCAAGCTACCTTATAATTACCTATGACCTTTCCCGTGCAGTCCAAGATTTTGGGAAAAACCAATTCGTATTTAGAGTCCACCTCCTCCGCATCTGGGAGGTCATTATCTTCTTCTACAGTAGTGTCCGGAAGGTTCGTGCAGTTCATACGAGCCATCTGCACAATATAGCGAAGGCCCTTTGGGATTATCGCCTTATGCTGCTCCACCTCAATGAAGACCAGCTCCTCTTTATAGGCCTGAGGGGCCAACATATACTGAAGACCCTCACCGATCCACTCGATAAGATCAACCTCACTAAGCTCCTCATAGCCCAAATCCCTATGGACTGCACTTATGATGTTATTAACACTTAAATATTCTACTGTCTTCATTCGTTAACAAATTGTGCCCCGCTAAAGATGGCCTCTTTTAAAGCTTGGTTGATCTGTAGGGTGCTCTTATATTTGTAGAGCATGCTGTTTCTAAGACCCTTGTAGTGCATCCACTTTACAGTGTAGTAGTAGCCATCCGTGTGGTGATCTTCCATGTACACGCGCTTCCTATCCTTCTTAGCCTGCTCATTTTCCCTCCAAAGCTTCTCGGTAGCTCCCCAATTCACAGGGAGAATTATCTTACCATCTTGGTACCCCGGAGACTTTCGCCCCGTCACAAACAAATAGCCAAGGCCGACGGGCAACTTGACTACCTTTCCTGAGCAAATCTCATCGACTACTTTTCTTTGGAGCTTCTTGACGATCCTACGATAATCTTCGTAATTAACGTCTTTCTCCTTGAACAGGGTTTTGTGCGTGTGCATCCTTCGCATCTGGCTTCCTATCTTCTCGTGCTTGTAAAAATATTCCACCCTCTCTGAATGACATCTCAATCATAGGACCGATCAAATCCTCAGGTATGGGGAAATCTTGATCTAGTGCGCAGAAACATTCATCATCGCAATAGTTGTTGAATCTACCAACCTCTACGGGATCATGAAAAACCCCTGATACGAAAATGGTGGTCTCCTGCTTTTTATCTGTAATGTACAGGTATCCATCCCTGACAAAATATTTAGGGCGTCCCGAAGTGTAGGTGTCTGCCTCAGAGTATTTCATCCTATCCCATGTGGTAGGAGAATATTCCGTAGAGCCATCCAAAGAGGTTACTGACCTCAAAGGGCTATTCATAAAGATAGGCTGCGGTATGCGGTACTTTGATCGCAGTATGATACACCCAACCGGAGGGATACATGGACATTCTTGGATAGGGACTTTCTCCATAGCTACGCACTTCAAGGATTGGTACACCCAATCAGATGGGGTGTTTCTCTTCTTGAGTTCTCGCTTTACTAAGGTAGAGCGTCCCGACTTTAATAGTTCGTAGATGTAACGAGGACGCATACGGGAGTCATTAGACGGCATCCCATGCTCGTAGTTGGACCAAACCCTATCTATGATTTCCTGTACAGTCATAATCTTTTAAAAAAGTGGGGAGCCGTTAGACCCCCCACGGCGAAACAAGCCGAACTAAAGGAACTATGGTATAGTTATGGTGTCAGTTCCAGAACACCCATTATCTTCGCACGTCACAGTTACCCGGTAATCACCCGTGGTGGTCACCTCCACACTCTCCGTAGGGCCCTCACTAATAGCGGCCCAAACACCACCTCCGGTATCAAACTCCCAAAGGACTGAGGTGGAAGAACATTTGGTGTCCGTGGTGGTAGTGAGTGTGTATAGCGTATCTGTGGCGCTGTATACTGTATTTCCAAACGGAGTGGATACCCCAGTTGCAGCAGTAGTAATGCTGGTGGGCCCCGTTATTGTCATGTTGTAGAAATTGTACTGAGTCGGGTCGGCAGGGTCGGTAAACGTACGCGCCCCAATTAAAGTACCCGCCGGAGTACTCTGCTGCTTGTAGAAAGTACCAATTCCGGTAAGGTCTACGGCTGTACAAGTCCCGGGAGTAGAGGAGTCCTCATCAAAGGTACCATCAATGTTGTTACGATCAACTCCAATCCAATACCCTGAAGTATTTACAATGTCAGCAAAGTAAATATCTACAGTTCCAGTAGCAAAATCCCCGGTAACTTGGTAGTTGTAGTTATCCAGAATTGTAGCCCCCGTCCCCAACCCGGGGAAGTTGATAAGGGCCATCTGCGAGGTGATCTCATTAGGCAGGTCAGTGGTTAGCCATGTATTATAGTCCAGAGCAGTCGATCCAGTAAAAGGGGCTCCGGAAAGATCAAGTACTCCGTAACCAACAACTTGGGTACCGTCATGGATGCCTAGTACCAGCTCTCCAACATACCCGTTAGTGGTGATTCCAGTGGCTTTATAGCCATACCCTGAGGGTAGGGCCGACCCTGCCGTTGGGGTGCTGGGCCAGTTAAAGTACTGAGTCGTCGCGCCTACCGGAGGGCATCCTCCCGTAGAGACAAACCAAGCAGCCGCTACATTAAGATATTGTGCATTGGCCTCAGTAGAGAACTGTACCGTAGCTGGATTTAGGGTGTATGTGCAGGACTCGTTAGTCTCGCTGGCTGTGGGGGTATAAGAGCCACAGTCCACTGTAATATCTACTGTAGCCTCGTTTGAGAAAGCTACTCCGTTATTGTTGTTCACTTTATACTTGGCCTCGTAAGTGCCCAAGTCCACAGGAGCCGTGTAATTCAACTGACCGTTAAGAACTGCGAGCGCTCCTTTATCAGGCTGTTGAGTGATCACCAAGGACAGTGGGTTGACATCTCCCGTGTCGTTAGAGGTGACATCAAAATCAGTCACTGTGTTATAGCCTACAGTGTAAGAATCAGCTACCGCTACTGGCGCGGGCAGACAGTCCAGATTAACAATAAAGCTAATAGTACCTGAAGAATTTCCACTGACATCATCTACGGTGAACTCCACCTTATCTACACCTGAAGCTGTGCCAACTGTGTATGTCAGGGTGTTGTTGCCCGCATCAAAGGACGCGCTTGCTCCACCTGCGGAAGGTGCAGTAGTGATTGTAAAGGTACTCCAGTCAATCAACTGGGGATCACCCACCACCAAATCCTCAATATCAATAACAGCTTCAGTATCCCCACACTCAATCCGGATAGAAGAATCCAAGATAAAGACATTCTGGCCCGGGGAGTCGCAGTCCTGTACTTCCAAGTATATGATCCCATCGTTAGACTGAGCCCCTTGAGCGTTCTGTACAGACCACGTAGCTGTATAGGTATCTACCGGGATGGGGTATTCGTTATAGGTCAGCTCAATGCTCCCATTGGTGGAAGTGTATGTGATGTCGGGTTGGTATCCTGTATTGGTCCCTACCCAAGCACCAATGTCAAGAGTAGACCACAGGGGACTACCGCTGGTTACTGGAAGCTGGAAGATATTTGAGGCATGGGCCGTATTATTGCAGTATGCCGTAGCCTGTACGTTCCCGGCAACCGGGTTTGTCTGGATGTCAGAGTAAGTAGAAGTTCTTTGGCAGCCTTGGGAATCTGTTACGGTTACACTTACTACGTTTATCTGTAGAGGAAAAGGTAATACCTTCGGTTGTAGGACAAGCTTGGAGGATTCCTGAACTGCGGTGAAGTTCTGAGTATCATAAGACCACTGATAGTCGTATGGCGGAACTCCTCCAACAGCATTAACACTGTACTCAAAAGGGCCCACTGCGCGTACTCCATTAAAAAGCTGGAAGCTGGAACAGGGATTAGAAAACAGCAAATTCTTAACCAAATAGCAGCCGTCTTTGTCTGTTACGGTTACCGTAATTTGCGAACAGTTCAGCAAGGAGTCCTCATCCTCAAAAGAGGTCTCTACCAAAAAAGAAAAGTCAGAAGTGACCCCGGTAGGTTCGGTAATAAAAACACCGCTGCATACCGGAACTACTGAATAGGTAAATGGAGGAGTACCTCCGTTTATATTAATCGTGGTCTGCGTGTAAATCATACCTGCGTCAAAGTTATCACACCGCAGTCATAAGCGGTAGTCTGTTGTGAAAAAGATACCCCGCATGTCGGGTCTACGCACTTGTCCAAGGTTTTGCAGGAAAAATCAAGATTACACTGGTCATTCCCTACGGCATCCCTTAGCTTTCTCTGGATATAGGCGTACTCTAAGTTGCCCAAATACGTATCAGCCTCCGCCAAGTCATATTTCTTGGCCTGAGCATAGAGTTTAGCATAGTAAAAACCTATACATTCCAGATCACTAGGAGCAAATGCTGCCATCGTCTTTTGCCATTTCAAGAATATCACACGCATCTTCACAATCACAATCCCCGCAATCCTCAAGATTTTGCAGAGCGTCCAGTAATAGTTGCGTTGTGGCTATTCCATTTTTCAAATCAGTAACCGCTGTAGTGATTAGGTCGCAACCTACAAACACTTTGGCGAACTTAATGTCCGTGGTGCCCGAGGTTACAAACTCTACTTTAAAGCAGTACACATCGTCACAGAACTCCGCTACACCCAAGTCTGAAGGTGTAAAGTCTTGATCTGAAGTGCCGCTGTCTACTGTGTAGTCTACCTCAGCGAAGTCCTCACCACACTGCTTGGCGTAAATGGTGGCTGAATCAGCCGTTGTAAAGAGGCTGTCGCTTAGCGTGATTGTATCATTTGCGTATGTGGCGTCCATAATATTATTAACAATTTTACAGGAGTCCCCGTTCCCTAAATCTATTTTGTGTACTTCACCACCAATGTCACCTTTAAGTCAAGAGAGGCGTTATGATTTCGGTGCAAAATTTGTCCGGTAGTATTATTGAAATAGAGATAATTGTTCAACCCATTTGCATCTACTCCAAACTGCCATAGGCTGTATCCAGAGCAGCAGCTAATAGCATCTGATTTCACACTTCCCTCCATCGAGATAATATCCCCTGATACATAGCCGGGAAGCGTCCCGACTACATTCGTATTTGAAGATGGCGAGTTCTTTTCATATATCACATATAAAAATATAGAATCGCCGTTTACCCAAAAATCACCAGTAAAGACCGCATTTGTTGTGTCGTAGGTTATCCCACCACCGCCACTCGGCGCATCCTCCTCAATCACATTCCCTGAAGCATCAACAGCCAGCCACTTTGTAGCAGTTCCTGTAAAAGTACCACTACCATAAGCGTCAAATTGAGCCTGACCACTGGAGTTAATCTGAAGCCCCTCACTAAGGGCACCAGAACTTGT